AAATGGTTTAATGTATAATTTCTTTTATTTTTTGTAGAACAGTCATCAGCAATATCATATAAAGTTGCCTTCACTTTATCCTTTCCTTTTCTAAGAACTCTTCCAATACTTTGAAGATTACGGACTCTGGATTTACTTGGAGAGGCAAAGATAACATTATGGAGATTTTTAATATTGATACCTGTAGAGAAAGTTCCATAAGAGGCAACAATAATAGCGTTACGTTCTCGCTCTGTTATCTCTCTAACTAATTCTCTTTCTTCAGCATCCACTCCACCGTGAATGAAAAATACTTTCCTATCACCTTCCTTATCATTATTTATTCGGTCAAAAAGTATCTGTCCGTGAGATTCTACTCTTTGAAATAAGACAAGAGTATTTCCTTTCATATCTAATGCTAAATTTTTTATAAAATTATTGCGTTGTTCGTGAGTGATTAAATACTGTATCTCATCCTCATAAACATCAAATTTTCTTGGAGGATGTTTAAGAACTAAACATTGAATATCTAATTGAGACAAATGTCCTTGCCTCATAAGTTCTTCAGTTTTGGTTACTTTATATGATGGACCAAACAACCCCTCTAACACCCACTTATGCGTCTGTGTGCCGTCTAATGTTCCTGTGAACCCGAACCTATACTTTGCATGATGAAGCTTGGTCATAATATTGATTAGTGACTTTGACTTGAACAAGTGTGCTTCATCACCAATGATGACTCCATAGTCTTCAAAGAAGGAACGATCTAACTTATACACAGATTGCCACGTAGTAATAGTTACAGGTGCATCATTACTTTTTTCACGCCCTGAATATATACGGTGACAATATGAATCAGCATCCCACCCATAATCTAAAAAATCCTTATACATCTGTTCTACAAGAGATGTCGTTGGTACAACTAAAAGAATTTTTTCGCCTCGGTTCTCATAATATCTTACAAGAGAATAAATCATCAAAGATTTGCCAGAAGCAGTGGGCGATATCAATAACTTTCTATTATGTTTTAGCGCACCGTATACTCCCTCGATTTGATATTTTCGGGGAGTATGGGAACAAATAGAATTCATATAATCTTTGACACCCTCCATTGAGATATTCTCATTCTCTTCATATGGAGTGCCATAAAATTTATTATCTTCAAACTTATAACTATATCCGTATTGCTCACAGAAGTTGACAATCTTATCTAACAGACCCACATAGATCTGTTTAGACCTCATATCATATAAATGAATTTCTCCGTTCCAATTTCTACCACGATACTGTGGCATAAACTTTGCATTTGGAACTTCAAACTTGAAATGGTCTCTCAACTCATATTCAATATGAGGTTCTGTTTTTACTTTTAGAAATACTTCATTTGATTTAGTAATAACAAGATTTGCTGTTGTGTCAATCACGATGATACATTCATCTGCAAATATTTATTACATACTGTCAAACTGATGTTGTAAGATAATTCTATAAAAGTTATCTCTCATCATTTTAATATCTTCTTGCTCAATTGGATCACCACCTGTCCACTTTTCATAATGAAATGATAATGATTTGTGAATTATTTTGATTGCCTCTATTGGCAAATCTAAATTGTAATACTCTGGTTCTTCCATTATCCCAATCCTGCGTTAAATCTCATAAACTCAATCGCATTTTTAATTTGATAAGTGCGATTGCTTATCTGCTTTAATATACTTTCTATGTAAACCATCATTGTTTCATAGTAATCAATCTTCAAAGAGATTGCTGAGAGTTTCTCATCTGCATCCAAATATTTTTGCATAGTTTCTTTATCCCTAATCTTTTTAGGAAATGGATTCTCTATATAAACATCAGGATCTGCTTTTCCACTAAAATATTCATATCTTTCGTGACGAATATTTTTTCTTTGTTGTTCTGCTCTTCTTCTGAGTAAGTTTATGTTATTATATAAGTCAAAATATTTTGCATGTAATGCAGGAATATTCAATGATTCAGTATGTAGGTTGTCAGGATCAATCTTTGAATCTTTCTCCCACATCTCCTGAATATTATCAAGATCAAAACTCATAAAGGATTACCTCTCGCATCTGTAATATTATAACTGACATATTTGAATGATACATCAGCAGTAAAGTATTCAATGTCAGTATCAGTAGCATCAAAAGAAACTGTTGAAAGACTATATGGAAATAAGTCTTTAAAATTTACCTGAAAACTGGGAAGGTTGTTACTATTTAATATTTGAATAGAACCATCAGAATAAATTTGATCACCGTCCTGAGAAAAACGTTTTTGACCAGTTATATTATTAGGTAAAGTTCTCTGTTTATCTAAGTCATCAAATTCTTTGAGACTATCTGGAAAACCAAGACCACGAATCCAATTTTGAATTTGCATATAGTTGGTCATGTCCTCATCAATCAAGAATCTAATGTTCAAATCACCAAATTCAATTTGATCTCCAGGTACTGGAATAGTTTTTAGATAACTTCTTTGCTCAGCAACACCTAAAGTCAATTCAGGAATATTTGCTTGATTGCAAAAATATGATACCTTCTTAATTCTGTCGATTGTAAATACAAACCCAACAGGTGCAAGAAAGTTCCTGTTCTCAATTGGTGTAGACATCGTTTTTTAGATATTTATAGACATAAAAAAAGGAGACCCGAAGGTCTCCTGTAAAATATGTGGACAAGACTCACATGAGGTTCTTGACTGCAACACGTCTGTAGTAGCGGTTGCTGTTGACGCGAAGGCGACCAGCACCCACGTCAAGACCTTCAGCGAAGGGGTTAGCGACCAGACCATATCTGGTCTTGAAGCCAATCTTGGGCTGGAAGGAGTTCTCACCAACGGCACGAACCATCTGGAGGGGAACGTAAGGGCAATAGAACAGACCAGCGTCATAAGGAGAAGAACCCTTATAACCAACAACGTAGTACTGGTTACCACCAGCAGAGTTGTTTGAGGTCAGGTTTGCTGAATAAGGATCGATGTAGACGCGATACTTACCTTGCAGAACACCAGCGAAGGTGTTACCAGTGTCATCAACGTTCAGGTTAGCGTTCAGAGCAGGGGTGTAATCGAGTACACCAGCCATGGTCAGTGCGGATGCTACGTCAGCAGAGCACATGATCATGTTGCCCTTTCCTCTACGAGTGCGCTGTGCAATTGCGTTAGCGTCACGCTCGATTTGGAACAGGAGACCCTTGAACTTCTCAACGGACCAACGACCATTGGAGTCGATGTCCAGGTCGAACTGACCAGCAGTTGCGGTGTTAGAAACAGCACCTTGCTCAGCAACCTTATAGATGGTTCTGATGACTTCTCTGTTGATCTCAGCAAGGATCTCAGTAGAGAGGATGTTAGCAAGTTCTGCTTCAGCATTCAGACCGTGGATTGCCTTGAGGTCTTGTGCCAGTTCCAAGGAGTACTCAGCTTTGAGTGCTCTGGACTTCGCAGTAACGGTAACCTTCTCAATGCTGAATGCCATCTGGTTGAAGGCATTGTTGCCGCCATCCAGATCTTCAGCGGTTTGAGTGGTCATGCCGCCACCAACGTTATACGCTGTGGAGGTAGCAGAACCAACAGGGTTCAGAACTGCGGGATTAGAACCAGCCTGTGCAGTTGTACCCAGACCAGCATTAGCGTCAGCGAAACCACCGGTCTCATCGAAACCAGCGTCCTGACCAGAGAATGCGGTATCAACTTCGTCGAAGAAGGTCTCAGAACCGTTCTGGTTGGTATACTTAGAACGCATCGCGAAGATGAGTCCAGTAGGACCAGACATAGGCTGAACACCTGCCAGGTCATATGCGACCAGGTTAGGCATAGAGCGTCTGATCAGGGAGATCAGAACGGGGTCGAAACCTGCAACAGGAGAAGCAGCACTACCGCTGAAACCAGCATTACCGGTTGCGGAAGGATCAGTGTTGACGTTAGGTGCCTCAGTCAGCATTCCGCCATGCTCGAATGCGGATTGCTCTCTCAGGAATTTTTCTTGGTTTTCAAGCAGGACAGCAGTAACAGCTCTTCTATGAGGATCAGAGATCTTATCACAACCTTCATGGTTGAGAAGAGGTGCCCACTTTTCCTGCAGATGCTCGGATTGGAACATTTGCTTTTACCTTTTGGTTAGTGGAAGTTTACGTTTGAATTGATAATAAATTCAGGATTTGCTCAGACCAAAGTTACCCATGGTTCTAAGGTATGCAGCCATTGAATCTGTGTACTGAACACCAGATACATCAGTGCCCTCAGATAGGGTTTCAGTTTTAGTCTGTGTTGGAGTCTGCTTGGAAGCGAAATACGATTCCTTCAGGGTTTCCAGTTTTTCACGATAAGTTTCTTCACTTTCAAACTCAACACTTTCCGCTAGGGAAGCAAGTTTTTCCTTTTGTGTGGACGCGAGTCCATCGGAAACTTGATCGAGAATACCATCTGCAACTGCCTCGGAGAGACGGTTATTCAGACCGATGTTCTTCTCAATTTGCTCGTTAAGCTTGGTCTCCATTTCATCAAGTTTTTCTACCATGCTCTCAACTACATCATATTTTTCTTCAGGGATTGATACATAATGTTCTTCAAAAAGATTTTTCATTCCAGAAAGGAATGATTCAGTCATTTCGGTTTTGATACCGTTTTCAATTGTGAGTGCGTTTTCTTCAAACCACTCATCAGCGACATACTCAAGGTAAGAATCAACACGCTCAGCAAGTGCTTCCTTCTCTTCATTAAGAGCAGCAGCAAACTTCTCTTCGTATTGCTCTTCCAGAGTTGCTTTAATTTCGCTAAGTTTAGCGTTGATAGCAGCTTCAAAGATAGTCTTTGCTTTTTCTTTGAACTCCTCAGAAAGTTCTTCGCCACCAAGAAGTGCGTTTACATCTTCTTCGAGGTCATACTCAGCAACTTCTTCTTCGGATTCAGAAACTACCTCTTCGGTGGTCTCTTCCTCTTCTTCAAGAAATTCTTCTGTGTCGAACTCTTCTTCTTCTTTTTTCATGGATTTCATGGAATCTGCGGACTTTGCACCTTTGGTGACTACGTCTTTGACCTGCTTGAGAGTTCCGCCTGGAGTATTCAGCTTTGCTGAATCATCATCAGGTTTGTAGTTCTCGGGGGTAGGACCACCAAGATCTTCGACCGAACCCAGTTGGGTTCCTGGATCAGACATTTTAGGCATTGCTTCAGCAGCCTTCGCACCACTGTTAACAGCAGTACGGGATTGTTGTGTCTTTACTTCCATTTCTTGTAATGATTTTCCACGGGACATTTGAACTCTCCGATTACCTTTCGATTTTAATCTATATTTATTTATAAAGTTACAAATTAGAAAGGAACTGATCGAATAAGAATAACTTATTCTCCTCTAATTGTTTTGTGTTTGCCAGAGTATTGATTTGAGCATACGTCTTCTCCGCAAGTTTTTCGCGAAGAATACCACCATCCCATACCCAATCCTTTCCTTCCATAATACCTTCAACGAAAGCATCAGGGGCAGATGGATCAGCAACAATATCTGCAGCAGTGGCGAGCATAAAGTCTTCGCCAACAACGTTTACACCTTCGCGGGTTTGCTTCAGTGAACCAATACCGCGAGAAGAAACGCCAAGTTTTACACCTTCATCAATCAGTGAAGCAGCAATCTTACCCATAGGGGTGCTGAGAATTTTTGCTTTACCGATGAAGTTTGAACCACTCTCTTTTAGAGAAACGATCTTGTGAGAAACACGGTCAAGATTTACAGTAGGACCATCAGGATGACCCAATTCACCAAGTGCTCTACCAGAAACAATGTTGCTTTCGTTATAACGAGCAACCTCTCTTCTCAGAGTTTCCATAGGATACATACGACCGTTACGGTTCTGAATGTTACCCTGAAGGAAAACACCTTCGATATACAGACTCTTTTTACCGTTGCGTTGTTCAACGATAAATTCTACCTGTTCGATTTCTTCTGTGATAAGTTTCATTTTTTTAATTGGTGAATCCTACTTTTGCTCCTCTCAATGTACCAGTCGCATATAAAAATTCACCTGGTTTCTTTTGAACATATTCAACAGTTCCATCAGGAATTGTGATGAATGATGTTGTTGCAGCACCAACAATTGTTGTGAGTCCCACAGTTCCAGAAGAACCAGAAACATTAACGACTCTAACTACTGTTGCAGAACCAAAAGAATTTGCAGAACCAGCAAGAGTTGGAATTGCAATTTCATTTTCTATAATTAATGCTCTGGACATTGTATTAATACTGATATATTTTATTTATAATTATTCTATATCTTCTTCTGCTTCGGAATCTTCCACTTCGATTTCATCTTCACCAAAAATGCCGTTGGCAAGAACAGGACGGGCAGAATCAATTCTTGCTGCACTTTTTGCGAAGAGTAAATCCTTAATTGTATCACTGATCTGAGACGGAGATTCGTCAGCAATAATCATATCTAAAAGATCATCCATTGAAAAAATATTAGTAATTAACTACAGGTATTTATATCTCACCACCCTTAGGAATTTGAGGTGCTTCAGTTGCACCTTCATCTGGTGATGGTTCAACTTGAGGTTTACCTAAATTTGCTGGTGCCGTTGGATCAGGAGATCCTCCTCCTCCTGCTGCTGCATCAAATGGTAATCCTGTTGCTGGATCAATTGTTGAAGGATCTGGATAAAGACCAGCCTCAATTTCTTTCTTCATCAACTCATCTTGCTCAATAATATCCATATCAGTTTGACGAAGAACCTGACGACGAATGAAATCTTGTGAGTAGTACTTACCAATATATGGTTCTGCAGATTGAAGAAGAGTCATTCTCTCATTCATCAGTTCAGCATCTTTTAGTTCAGAGAAGTGGTTATCATACAAGAAGTCATATTGAATATACTCACTCATATTCTGCCAATCTTCTGGAGTAATAATATTCTTCAGAAGTAACTGAGTTTTCAGCATATCATTGAACATATTTGAGAATCTCTTTCTCAAACGCCCAACAAACTTAGTGAACTTCAGTTCATCTCTTAGGATTTCAGAAGATCTCCCCAGGTTAAACCCACCTTCTCCATCCATTCTTGAGGGTGGAACATTGAGTGCTCTGTATAGTTTCTTCTTAAAGTATTCAATATCAGTGATTTCTCCAAGATTTTGGCCTCCTGGCAGAGTTGAGATTTCTGTTCCCCTTCCGCCTTCTCTGCGAGGCAACCAAAAATCTTCAAGCATTGACATGTATTTTTTGTCATCTCTGATCTCTCCGGTCTGTGCATCATATACAAGTTTGTTTCTATAACGTTGCATAACGTCACGCAGATATTGCTCTGCCTTTACCTTAGGAAGATTACCAACGTCAATATAGAAAATTCTACGTTCTGGTGCTCTTGAAAGTCTGTAAATTACCAGAGCATCTTCAATCATTCGGAGTTGATTGAGTGCTTTGATTGCCTTGTGAAGATAAGAAAGTGTGATGCCTTTGTTTCTGTCTACAAGACCAGAAGTACAATAGGCAACAGAATCCTTGGTCATTTTGATTCCTTTATCACCCTGTTGGTTTGTTAAAGGATTGCTAGATGGATATGAACCTTTTGGATTGTAAATAAAGAATTCATCAATATCAGGAAAATCGTAAGTAGAAGCATCTTGCTCTTCTCTAAAACTTCTAACTGAAGAACCATCTTCACCAGGTTTCTTCTTTTGCTTTCTTACATATCGCATCTTCATTGCGTCAATCCAACGCAACTCTTGAATACCCTCTTCAGGTTTCTTTAAGTCGATGATTTTATGATAATAAAGGCGACCATCAATGTACCAATTTCTATAGATTTCGTGTGCCTTATTATTAAAATCTAAAAGATCGAGAATATACTTGAATTCTTTACGAATTTTTGTCTTTATACCATCACTGGCATTGAGTTTTGAAAGTTCAATATCAACTGGACTTTCATTTGTATCTGATACTATTGCTTCGTTTACAATATCTTCAATCGCAGTGTCAACTTCGGGGTGAAGTGACATCTCTCTATACCTACGAATTAGATCGTATTCTGTTCTGTAAATGCCTTCAATATCAAGGTAGGAACCGAAAAAACCACAACTACTTGAATAATAATCAACCCCGTCCCCATTATTAGGGGGGACAGGGGATACTGTAGTTGGTGTTTGTTTTTCGGCATCCTCAATTGAGAATCCAAATAATCTTGACGCCATGATTTATTTTCTAGGGTATACTCCTGTATACCCTATTTAGTTATTAATTATTGACCGCCTGCGTCATTCAAACTACCGCCATCACCGTTCTCAAGTGCCTGAGTAGTAGGACCAGAAGAACTTGCCAGGATGTTGTTGACCTGGAATTCTACTGTAAACTCCTCAATCTGATCGCCATTCTCATAAGAGAGATCGATCTGAGAAACGTTGGTGGGGAAGATATCAATGAATTGATATTGTGCGATGATGACGTTCTCTTCACCTTCGTTGTTGATGGAAGCCATCGTGCTGCCTCTACCCAAATGATAGACAGTAGCGTTAGACATATACGCTGCTGGTTGTGTAGCACCGATGTTGTTGTCAAGACGTGCCATCAGTTCAACCCACTGCTCAAATGCACGGCGGATTGCTTGGTTCTCATCATTGATAACAGTGATGGTCCAAGGATCGATGGTTCTATCACCAGCAACCTTGAAGATACGTCCTCTGAAAGGAACATCAACTGACGCGATGTTTGAAGCAGGGATTGCTGCTGCCTTACACATAAACTGGAAGGTTTCAGCATCCCAACCAATACCGCCAGGGAAGGCGGTAAGTTCTACTTCAAACAAGTTGGGGCGAGCACCGCCACCAATCAGTCTAGACTTGAACTGTGAAAGATTTTTGTTTGCTCTTGTTGCCATTGTTTTTTCCTCTTATGGTAGATAGTTAGTATTTTTTAGATCAAACTCTACCTGCGACTTCTTCAAAGCTAACGCCTGTGCGTGTAGCAACGAAGGTCAGGGTGATGTAGTTGATAGACTTGGTTGGTTTCAAGAAGATATCTGCTCTGAACTCATTGTTATCAATGACATCAGGAGTGTTGTTCGTCTCATCACAAACAACCAAGAAACCATAAACACCGCCCTTTGCTTGAACGTCACGGAGATAAGGTTCAACAATATTTCTAAAGTTGGATCTTGTCAGTTCATCGTTCAATTCAAAGAGTTGAGCTTGTGCTGCTTTTTCAAGTGCTTGCTCAACAGTGAGGAACAATCTTCTAACGTTGATTCTATCGAAAGCAGATGCATAAGACAATGCAGTCTTATCACCGAAGAGGAATGTACCTTGACCAGCCTTGGTGATGAAAGAGTTGATTCTGTTAGGATACAGTTTATCTCTTTGTGCCTTGGTTGGATTATATGCCAGTTTGACAGCGTTTCTCAAAACACCTCTTCTTTGTCCTGCGGGAGAATACCATGGATAGGAAACAATCGCAGTACGAGTCAGCATACCAGCAACGTCTGCGTTACATGGAATGTAACGGAATTCATTATTGAATCTATCGTAGGTATACTTATAACCACTGTCGAATACAGCGTATGAAGAAGATGTCAGAGGTGTGTAGTACTCAATCAGATTGTCTGTTTGAGTTGAAGTGTTGGTTACGTTAACCAAGTCTGCTCTATGAGGTCCGATCAATGCCATGCAATCCTGTCTTTGCTCTGCGAGAGCAATCAGATAGTTTGCTTTTGCTTGAGATTCAGACTTATTACCAAGACCAGGACCCATGATCAGATAATCAACTTCAACTTCATCCTTGTTCTCAAAGAGTTGGTAAGAAGTTTTTAGAGCACCTAATGTTGCCCCAAAACCACCAGAGTTGGAGTAATCTCCGCCACCAGTCAGAGAATAAGTTATATTGCCTATTGCACTAAAGGTGACGCCTTGTGCATTTTGACCCCAAAGACCATCTCCAGTAGTAATTGGAGTATATCCAGAGGAGAAACCAGTCGAACGTGGTACAGTGCTCCAGTTCAAATCTTGTGCTTGGGAAGGATTATACCCAGCATAAACATTCTTAGAGAATTCTGCAATATACTCTTTATAGTAAATTCTCTGTGGGGAATTTACAGTTGAAACTGCATCAAGTGACTTAGAAAGATTGATGTGCTTCTCAAGAACGTTGCCCTGAATACCTGTTACATCACCATCATCATCCACAACAACAACGTGAAGTGCATCACCTTCACCTGCTCTCTGTGTAGAGTAGAGGTTAGAGGTTGGTCTAGGTGCAAGAGACTTCCAGTAGACGGTTGAATTATTCAGACCTAAAGTCTGCTGGTCATACCAGTCAACTACGCTACTTGGGGTGATCGCTGCTGTTGCAGAACCGCCGGTATTGATACCTGCGTTGTTGACGAATACCAGACTATCAGCAGTATCGAAAGAAGCAAATGCTGTGCCTTCTTGATAGTTGATCTTAGTTTCTGTTGAACCGCTACCAACTGTTTCTACGCGAGAAACAACTTTAACGTCAATCGTAGATTGTCCAGCGGTAGAAGTGCTAACACCAGTAATGATACCCTTGAGATATCCAGTGAAAGATGCTGTTGTACCAGAACCAGGAATGACAACTCCACTCAGTGAAGCAGTTACGCCGTAACCAATTTGAGCACCTGAATCAGAAAGGTTAGTTGTGTTGATACCGATTGTTTGGTCTGCCAAATCATCGATAACGCAAACCTTCAGACCGTTAGCCCAAGAACCAGGGTTCTTGGCAGCCCATGTGAAATCTGTAGCACTCTCATGATTGTTCTGATAGTCATCATAGTTCAGAACTTGAAGTGCGTTTGTTGATGCAATACCTACGCCTGCGTTAGCATTGTTCAGAGTAGTGCCGCCTGTTCTTACAACCTTCAATACGCCACCGTATGAAAGGTAAGAAGAAGCAGACATCCAGTATTCATACTGTGCATCGGTGCTCTTAGGCTTACCGAATGTATCGATGAATTCTACTTCACTGTTTACTTGAACAACCTCATCCACAGGACCGATTGCGAAGGGACCCGCAATTGCTCCAATATTATCTAAAACATTATCAGCTCTTCCAACAGTTAGATCAACTTCTCTGATTAATACACCAGGAGATAATTGAGGAGTCGCCATGTTTTTCTCCGTAAATCTCAGTTTAACTAAAAATATTTATTCAAACCTATATTTTCAGTGGGGAAACATGACGTGACTACCAGTCTGGGTAACTCCAGTCTACAAACGGGTCAGTCTTTCTCTTATTTTCCTTGACTCTATTTATTGTACACTCCTTACACTCATATGAATATGATGATGCTACTGGTCCTCTATTTTTTCTAGTTCTATAAAACCCTTCTACTAGATTTTTTATCTCCCCACAGGTTCTACACTTCCTATCAGCAAATAATAGGTGACCTAGTTTTAGTTGACCATCGAAGTCCATCAGTACCGCCACATATAATCCATACCGCCTGCTGTCTCCCCATATTCAGATCCATTGAACCATCTATCTCCATCATCATCTACAAAACTATTATCTCCTAAACCATCATCCATAAACCCAAAAGGTGCCATATCCTGTTCGATTTGATTCTTCTGCTCTTCATATAATCTCTTACGAACATCCTGGTCAGTCAGTTCTTTGAAGTAATCCTGTGCTACCAACCAAGCATAGATTACAAGACACATTGCAAGGTCATCATTACATCCTTCTTCCGCCTCAAATGAGTTATGCTTTGAAATAAAAGTGGTCAATTCAGATATGATTTCATAATCATTGAAAAGTAACTTGTTCTCCTCAATCATGGTCTTTAGGTTGAGTGAACCGACCTTCTTCACAGTCTTGGACATCTTAACACCCAACTGCGTCTTTTTACCAGAGAAACCTTGCCCTACAATTTGTCCTGCTCTACCTCTCATAGAGCACATCAGTAAGTTCTGATATTCAAGGTCATATTGTAGAATAGATGCCACCTGGTCACCGATATCATTTACTTCGCATAATATAAATGCTTCATTATAACTTTTACATACTTCCCAAATTAGATTTGGGAATAGCATTGGTTTGATTGAATTATTTCTATACTTAGCAACCACCCTATGCGGAAACTGTGTAATATCTACAACTACAAAGGCAGAATAATCTTCTCCAACACCTCTTGCTACGTCAACAGTACAGACATAATCATGGGCAGGTTGAGATTCCTCATATACATCTAAACCTGCATTTTGCTTAATGGGAGAATCGTACACTAACGTTCTAAGTTTTGATGGTGCAATCAGAGTATCGACAGAACCAAGAAATTCACACTCGAACTCAATCTTGAATTGCTGTTCTGATGTGTTAGCAATTGTTTGTTCTCTCCACTTGGAGTCTCTGCCTGGAACTTCAGACCAATGAACATCTGTAGGAACATATTCATTTTTACCCTTCTCAGCATCATGCCACATTCGATAGAAGTGGTTCATGCCGTGAGGCGTTGAAACTATAATTACTTTCGTGCTTTTACCGGAAGTAATAGTAGGATAAACAGAGGCAAAGAAGGCATCTGCGATATGGTTCGGAACGAATGCAAATTCGTCGAGGAAGAGGATATTGAATGACATGCCTCGGACAGCACTTGCAGATGTAGAAGCAGCCAGAATCTTTGATCCATTCTCCAGTTCGATATTACCTTTGTTCCATACTATAACACCTTGTTGCATCCATTTAGGTAAGTTTTCATACGCAGTAGCTAAACGTGCTAACAGTTCTCTTGCTGTTGATGCTTTGTTCGCTAGGATACCGATGTTTACACTGTCATTAAAGACAGCATAGTGAAGTAAATATGATACACACGTTGTAGACTTACCAGTCTGTCGCGGCATCTTGCAGATGTTAAATCTGTGGTTATGAAAATTATTGATTAACTTCTCTTGAAAGTCATAAGTTCTAAAGGGTTGAAGACCATGGTCAAGAGTCACAATCTTCACATAGTTATGAGCAAAATATACTGGGTCGTCTTTACACCTCAGATATTCCTCAACTTGCTCTTGGGTAAATTGGATTTGGGTATTCGCCTTCTTTAGAAGGGGATTGCCTAGATATACATCACTACTCATAAAAATTACCTAGTTTCTCTCCACTGAAATGCATTGTAAATATCTGTTTCACTATTATCAGATAAATTTTCTACAATAATAGCAAAAATATTACTATCATTAGAATCAATGTTTTGTGCAATATAAGATCTTCTTGCAGTAGTTGGATTAAATGCAACCGTAGATGATGCTTGCTTTCCTGATGGATTGTTTGCAGCAAGTAATGTTGTGTTCTTCAAGTCACCACCAGTTGTTGTAAAACTTGTTCCAATACCAACATTATATTCAACTGCAGAATCATCATTAGCACTTACCCAAGTTCCACCTGTAATATTACTATTGCCTGGTAATCTCCAAATCTCAAGTCTAGCATTTGTGGAAGCACTCAATACTTCAATATCAGTCAATCTAACTGTTGTTCTATTTGGAATTCCTTTGAATGTATTAGATAGTCTAATAGCACCTACACATTGTCTAAATGTGCTTTGTGTATTTCTTGATAAAGTTATTGGTCCATTATGTGCAGCAAACTCAACACCAGTTTCAACATATCCACCTTCACTCATTACAGTGGAGCAGATTTGTTCCATTGATGTAATACCAACAGCAGCTGCTGTATTAGCAATCTCACATCTAATTGGAAGTGATGGAAGCGACCAATATGCATGTTCTTCCACATTAGCGTGATTAAATTCATGGAAGTATATAGTTTGCCCACCCAGAACAAATCCACATCTTATCCTACCCACACCCAACCATTGAAAGTCTGAAACAAACAACTGTGTTTTGGTGAAGTCCAAAGATATACTGGTAATACCAGTGCCATCCATAGGATCTAAATTCCAATTAACCTGATTAACGACTGTATCACTAGCAATTCCAGTATTAAAAGATCTCTTTACAACAGAAACAGTTCCATCTCCCTCTTGTTGAACAAATACACCATTTCTATCATCATAATATCCCACTTTCTTTGTTGTATTTTCTCTTACATCAAGAAAATTAAAACTTGCCATTATAAATTGAGACTTACCAGGCATGTAATGGTGATACATTCTGGATTGGTGGATAACCTGATCCGTTGCACCATTTCCAACAATTAATGCAATAGATGCTGTATTTGGATTTACTTCGGTTGTAGCACCAACACCAACAGTTTTCGTAAGAAGTTCTACTTCTTCACCATAAATGTGTGTATAGTCGGCAAGTGTAAATGGTTGCGATGTTCTTGATCTTCCAAAAGCATCAACTGATCCACCACTTGTACCAGTAGTTACTCCACAATCTCCAATGTTGCCGTATCTGTCGGCACACATAAACACTTCATGAAGTGTTCTTTCTTGGTTTAGATAATCTTGTGTATTCTTATTCCACTGTGCCATAATTTATACCCAATCTAATTTTGCTGGATGATACCTCTTATCATTTTTGATTCTAATTGATGATTCTGGTTCTTCAGAAACATAAATGTTCTGAACGATAGCACCAGGATATTCACCTTGCAAATATTCTGCTAGTTGAGTTTTTGTTGGAATGCCATTTTCAGTTACCATAGAAATTCTATGGATATTTCCTCTAAAAACAATATCTGCAGAAAACTCTTCTCCAACATCTCTCTGCTGAGATTCAGCACCAACATTCAGAGTACCATTAAAGTCTCCTGCAATGTTGATACTTTCGTCAATAAACTGCTTAAAACTTTTCATTCTACTCACCACTTAACTTTATTAGCCCAATAAGCTGCACTCATCTTACCTTTTGCAATATTTTTTGCATGTCTGGTTTTAAATCTCTTTCGACGAGATGCATACTCATTAGATTCTCCTTCCTTTTTGGGAGAACCCTTTACCCCTAATTGACCAAAACGAATTAATTTCTCTTTACCATCTTCACATGCTTTTACAACATGTGATTTTCCAGTTTCTCCAGAACCATGTGCTTGTGCCTTGGGTTTATTGCAAGGCATCTCAGACTTTTTTCCTTCCAAGAGACCTCCTTCACTGTTTTTGCCGGACTTTTTTGTCCAAGCAGCACCCTCCTGAACTTGCAAGAATTGTTCACCAGGTTTGATATCAGAGATATAGAATGAATTTACTCTACCACCAGGATATACTTTCTCAACTTCTGCTTGAACATCCTTTCTAGATGGTTTGCCGGTATGTGGGAAGAACATCTTCAGCATCATGTACTTGCCTCTGAAAGAAATCGTTGCAAGGATGATGTTGCCAGTCTTTGAAGGAAGTCTAGTTGCCTCAACCATGTTCTCAATATCATAAGTATCCCACTCAGCAGCAGACTCAACAGTCTTGATAGGTTCAGGTTTGATAATGTCCTGAATCACCGCAAAGGTATCACCATATGCATCTGAAATTTCAATTTCTTCTTTCTTTGTTTTATTGCCCCAGTTCTTAGCACCTTTCTTACGACACTTGACTAATGCTCCAGAGGCATAAGCAGAAGGCCATACAGAATAGCGTGACTTGACCTTATGATAACAAGCGTCCTTCTTTCCCTCTTCTTCTACCTGAATAAGTTCGACTTCTTCTTTTCTCAGACCCAACTTGCCAAGTAAAGACTTCTTCTTTGGTTTAGCAGAAAGAGAACCACCCCTCTGACGCTTTGCATAATCCATGTATGATTCGCCGGGACGCAGTTTCTTAGAATCGTCTTTCTTAGCAGAAGAGGATGAAGAGGATGGTTGTGAACCTCGGTCTTCGCGGTGTCTTGCCTTTGCTTCACCACCATATTGACGATCTTTCTTAGGGTCGGGATGCCAGTAATCTGCTTCGTGGAGTGTTTCTTCTGTCTTCACGTTGATTGCCTTCCCTTTTCTATTTGGATTTGGATCTTCTTTTTGTTTGCGGCGGAATGCTGCTTGCTCTTCATCTTTATCAAGATTGCGCTTCATCTTACTAGAACCACACTTTGGTTTAGTAGTCTGACCAGGTTGTTTAGCACAAGGTTTACCTGCATACTCACCACCTAACTGAACCCAACCTTTTTTGCCGTCAGAAGACTTAGATTTGCTGAACCAGTCATGTAGTGAACTGTCTCCACTCTTATTGCCTTCAGTGATACCAGATTCAGCTGCTGCTTCAGCAGTTTCTTTTTCAGTAGCATCATCTACACTATACTTATCGAACAGTTTAGGACCATACCCACACTGTTCTCTAGTCTCTTTCTTTTTACAAAGGCGGCAATACTTCTTTCCTGACATCTCAGTAAGATAAATCTTTTAGTTATTTATCAACCATCAAGTGCTAGAGCAAGACCAATGGTAACTCCAGGTAGAGAGACCCAATTAGTTCCGTCATAATACTCTAATTTCTTTGTTGTTATATTGTATATAATTGCTCCCTCATTGAAAGAACCACCATCTCTAGCATTGGTTGTATACTGAGGCATGTAGAATGCATTTGATACAGACATAGTGCCAAGCGTCGTGGTTCCAGTTACATCTAGTGTTCCTGCAACTGATAAATTTGTCCCATTTATGAGTTGTAAAGTATCACTATTCCACCTTCCACTGATGTTTTGTGAACCATCTTTAATGTGGGCAATTTCAATAATACCATCTTCGGTTCCATTACTAGCATCTTTAATCTTACCAGTAATCTTGGCGTAGTTTCTTTCTACACCAGTGTCACTCTCTCCAGCAAATTTAATCTGACCAAGATAATCTGCATCATCAGGAGAAGAACTGTTTCTATACAGTTTTAGTTCAGGCGCAGCAGAACTTTCAGTATCAGTGGAAGTAATTGTGACGTTTGATGTTATATTTCCGCTAAAGTTTACATCACTTGTAAATGTAGTTACCCCTGTTACATTAAGAGCACCCCCATAACTAATACCAGTCCCACCATAGTTCTCAACCCAAGGGTTGATTGTAATCACAGTCGTACCTATACCTATACCACCAGTATCCCTTCTCAGAAATAACTTACCGTCATAAGTATTCAGAGCTAATTCGCCTAACTCTAAATTTGCCAGCGTAGGTCGTTTTGAAGCGACCGAAGATCGCTTAAACTTAATCTTTGGGGATGCCATTATGTCTCGGTATATACCTGGAAAATCTGATATGTATCAGATATAGAACTATTTAGAACGTGCTTTCATCAGTAGTTTTTGCTGTTCTCTTTGGTTTGGCAACTTTCTTTTCTAACTCAGCAATCTGCTGATTGAGTTGTTCTATTGTTTGTTGATATTTCAATTCTCTTGCTTCTAAAGCAATGTTCTGATTAATCGACATTGAATATTTGTTTTGATATACTGTAATCAAATTCTTATAATCTTGTTCATCCATAAAAAAAGAGGGAGATAAACTCCCTCTATTTAGAATATATTATGAAGGTCAGAACGATCCTCCGTCAATAGTTGTATTGGAAAGAATAATTTCACCACTAGAACAACTCAGAACTTCTTGAGTTCCGCTACAACCGCTGATGTATAATCCAGCCATTTCCATAACACCACCAGCATTATTAGTCAGAACACCTGTGGACTCAGATACATCTTGAGAAGCAACAATTCTTGAACTACTGTCATCCCAGTATAGTGCTGCCTTTTTAGCAGAAGACGTATAGTAGTTGAAGATAACACCAATGTCCTTGTTCAGGTCAGAAGATGGTGCGGAACCATCAACCATACCCAGTTCCAGGAGTTGGTCTTCAATAGTTGTCTGTGAGGTATTGACCTGTGTGGTGGAACCATTAACAATCAGGTTTCCCTGAACTGTAAGGTTATGAGCACATGCGACAGCACCAGTACTATCTGTAACTGTAATAGCAGTAGTTCCGTCGTTTGCCTGTAAGTTTGTTGCCTTTACAGTTGGAGTGGTTACTGAGGTTGTAACGGTAACTGCTGAAGGAAGACCAATAGTAATAGTCTGACCAGAAGCAGAAGTTTCAACCTCATTTGATGTGCCAGCAATAGTTAGTGATTGTGAATCAAGGTCAACAGCACCCGTTCCAGAATCACCAGCAAAATCTAAATCTTCTCCAGTAACTGTACTGTCTACATAGTCCTTAACAGCAGCAGAAGTAGGAATAGTTGTATCATTATCGTTAGAACCAATTCCCTCTGATTCAATAACTAGTGCTGCAGCAGCAAAGTCGGCAACCTCAATATTTGAGATTGAATTGCCAGTTCCATTAGCATCAAAAGTCTTATTAGTTAATGTATCACTTGATGATGCTGTAATAAATGCGGAAGACGAGTTGTCGTAGTTTGCAAGATCGTTATCAACAACCAGGTCAATAGTACCGTCACTGTCCTGATAAGTTGCAGTAATCAGTGTCTCAGTATTACTTCCAAACATTGCGCCAGCAATGTCTTGGATTCTCTCTGCCTGAAGTGCAACTAAACCACCAGCAGCAACTGTGAAGTCTGCTGTTGTAAATGATGCAACACCAGCATTAGTTGTGCTGGCAATTTCCGCAGCAATAGTGATTTGGTCATTACTAACTGTGGTATCAATACCTTCACCACCAGAAAATGTTAAGGTTCCGCCAGTGCTGAATGTATCGGTAGTACCACTGTCTGCTGCCAGATCGAACTCTGACGCTGCTGGTGCTGAGAATGACAGGTTACCAGAACCGTCACTAACAAGAACATCGTTAGCATTACCGTCATCCGCAGGCATAGTCAGCGTATAACTTGCTGCCAGGGAGTTGGGTGACTTGAGTGTTACAGAATTTGTGCCGTTGTTGGTTCCTTCTACAAGTTTTACACCACTACCAACAGTAGTAGTATTAACTTGCCAATATCTACCAGAACCTACAAATTGGTTATTATTTGTTGTTGAGTCAATACCTACATATAGGTCGGTTGCGTCTGTGACGAAACCGGGTTCACCTGCCCTTAATCCAGGGAGATTAGCAAGAAGACCTCTCTTAAACTGAATTACAGGAGCTGCCATTTCTTAAATTACTTGTCGCTTTGCTTTATTTATTTATGTACTAAAATGATCCACCATCTATACCACCAAATTCTAAATTAGCAGCATCTATCTGCTCTTCTACTGTTTCAACAAATATATCTGGTAAATCATTGTCTAATACTTCTGGAGAGACTAAAACACTATCCATAGGAATCAAATTAAATTCTCCTGTAGAAGAATTATACTTTACTAAACTTTTATTTTTAGAAGCATTTAGAGAACCCAAATTTACATTGGACATGTCTCTAAATCTAGTTGCTGCTGGCATTAAAAGGATCCTCCATCTAATTCATCAACTTGAATCTGTCCAAGATCAAGTTCGGATTCAAGTTGAGTAATAAAATCATCAGGAAGATCATTGTCTTCTACAGATTGGGTCAACAATGAATCAGGATCTACAAGAACAAATTTATCTAAAGATGAATCATAAACTAAAACTTGACCATCTTGAGGAGAAGGAATTTCAACGTCATTAAGAGCTTCAAATGTAGTGACAGGACGCAAAGATTTTATTGATTTTTTAGTTGTGGACTTCTTTAGAATAACTCTATTTGCTGTTGATGCTTGTCTGATTACTGACATAGATTTACGTGCTAATACCTGCTATTACCATTGCCATTCCTTCTACTAGTCTAGATTTTGCACCAGCAGAAGAAGTAAGTCTAACATCATATAAATGTCTACCTGGACTGAGACTTCCAGTAACTCCACTTGTCATTGCAATAGAAACTGCTCCCGTTGCACCAGTAATATTGACTGTGAAACTAGTGGAAGATGTAGATTCTGGATGTTTTTTTATTTTTGCTTCACCTGTAAATCCAGCAAGATTAGATGCAGAACCATCAGATTCTGTTGAACTAAAAGTTTCTTCAAAATCAGAACCTTGTGGGATAACTATGTTTATGACAGGATTTGCAGCCATTTTTCTTTTTTAATTATTTAGGTTCTTCCTTCACTTTCTTCAACATTTTTTGCAGGTCAGCAGTCGAACCAACAAACAAAGCATTAGTAACATTTGTCGGTCCTTTTGGTGTTGATTCTTCAACATCTTTCAATTTCTTCTGAAGTTCCATCAATTTATCAGTAGCGTCAGAAACACTCTTGATTAATTGTCCAGCAACTTCATATGCCCTAGGTTGTTCTGTCTCTTGAGCGAGTTCAAGAATGCCGTTGATTGCTTCTTGACCCTTTTCTATAATAGAATATAAATTACCTCTGGTATATTCATAATCTTTTTTTATATCTTCTGCAGATAATGCAGGTTTTTCTATTTTTGCTTCTTGTTTTTCAACAGGCATAACCTCACTAGTAACATTGAATGCATCATTCAATTCATCAAATTGTTTAGACATATCAATTTAGAAAAAGTTAGTAGTTGTGCCGTCAAATCCGAAGTCATCACCCATTTCAATGAGTGCCGTATCAGCAGCGGTAATTGCCTTGATAGGTTGACCCTTAACGTGCTCCTTGATAGTTGTATTATCTCTTCCTCTTTCTACTGTAATCTTATTACCATCAATTGCCTTGACATATATTTCTTCACCATTAATTTCATAATATGCATCTGCTGACAATGCTGTTCCATCATCAACCAACCATACATACTCTTCTAAATCTACATCTTCTGCGAGTAGAGTAGAAACTGAATCGTCGTAGTCCTTGATTGCTCTTGGAACAACAGTATATTGCGTTTCTCTCTTGGACTTTGCCTTGTCTCCAGAAAGATATGTAAGAGTAGCAGTCTTGATGGGTTCTGCCTTGGACACAGGACCAAACAAGTAAGTCTTTGCAGAGAATCTTAGTGTATAGAGAAGAACTCTTCTGCTGGTAAAGTCGCCATCGTAATCATCTTGCATTGTGATGTTCTCTAGCACAACAGGAACATCTCTCTTTTCATTAATCTCATCAACCAGTTCTACAGTTAATGTAAATGCTGGTTGAAAATATGGTAAAATTTGCTCTACAATTTGTAGTGCATCATCATTCAACTTAGACATAATGCTAAGTTCAAAAGTCATATTATAAGGAACTGGTGTATATACTTTCTTTACTGTTCTGTTTGTGTTTGGATCTTTTACCTGAATGGTTCTAGTAGAAGTCAACTTACGACTTGAGTCATAAGTCAAACTAGTAAATTCAAACGACATCCTTGGCAAAGATAAGGATGTGCTCTTATTTAGATCTGGTTCTTGCTCAAGTCTTGCTAAAAACTTCTGAGTAGGACCATATGCTAAAGGAACCTTCAAATTGCTGACAGTATTATCAGAACCATCTTTCTTTTGGATGGAGATATTATTGAAGAGAGTACCAAAAGATATGATAGTCCTTCTCAATATTTCGTGGTAAAAGTATTCAAACATAGTTTATCCTCATCGATTTATTTATGGAATTCCGAAAGGATTACTTTCACTGAAGTCAAGAATACCATCGGCTTCTAATTCAATATCAGCATTATCTGCATATCCATCATCGGCAGGATCATCGTCAACGGTCAAAATTGTATGTATAGCACCTGATGTTCCACCAGTAATTTGTTCACCAACTCTAAACGTACCAGAAACATTACCAAGTTCAAGAATATTAGTGGTTGTGTTCCAAACTCTAACTCTTGCCGTTGATCCGCTTATTTCGCCAGTAACAACTTCATTGTACTCAAATGTACCTGAGGAAGTTGAAGGTGGTTCGGAGAATGTAATAGTAGGTGCAATAGTATATCCCAAACCAGCATTAGTGAATTGAACTGCCGTGACACTACCACCAGCGCCAATGATTGCTGTAGCGGCAGCAGAGACGCTAGCAGCACCAGTAAAGGTAACCGTTGGTGCAGATGTATATCCGACACCACCAGACGTAATAGTAACAATTCCAATTCCACCATTGCCAATTGTGGTATGTGCAGTAGCACCAGTTCCAACAGCAGAGATAAATTCAACTTCTGGTGCGACGGTATAACCTGCACCAGCATTTATGATACGAATATCTGTAACAGCAAATCTATCCATTACAACAGTAGCGATACCTGTAATACCCCCTGATGGAGCAGAAGAAATTGCTACAATTGGTGCAGTAGAATAATATGCCCCTTGACTGCCAATAATAATACTAGTAATGCCAGAATTTACCAAACCAGTAACAGCAGAAGCGGTAGTAGCAGTTCCTACTAAAGTCATAGTCAAAGAACCACCTAGTATTGTAGATGTTCCTACTTCAGAAATTCCATCAGAATCACTGCCAACTAAAGTGTCATCAATAACATCAACACCAGTATCAATAACTTCATCCTCATATCTGAAGAGTTCACACCTCAATTCATAAACATAGTTTTTCTGCAACTGATAAAATGGTTTTTCGTGTTCAACAAACTTTATTTCAAACATCCTATCGCCAAGAGGCATATAAATGATATCACCTTCTTTTGGTCTAGATGTTAGATTTAGATTTGCTTTTCCTTCAGTTAATGGTGCAATATAATTTTCATATCTTTCTTTAGAGATGATGAAGGTCATCTCTTGCTTTGACTCTATACCAAACTTCGATAATAGAGTTGTATTATCGTCATAACCCTCATAGTTCTGAACGTATGCCTCAATAGGATATGCATCCTCAAATGAAGATTGAATGACTTCTTCAATAACTGTATTTGTAGTCAGGAAAGAACGGGGGAGATAATATACCTCTACTCCATACATTCTCAACTGTTCATTTATCAAGTCTTGAACAAGACTCTGCTCACCTCTTGTACCCTGAATAAAAAATGGATTTAGCATATCAACCCACCATATCTAAAGGAGGAAGTTCATATGTGGTCATCATTATTTCTTTGATATCATCAAGTTCTTTTTGGGCATCATCATAGATTTGTCTACCGTTCAATTCTACGCCACCAGGTAATTTGACTCCCTGGAACTTGATTAGATTCATACCCCATTGTCTCTTGATAAGAGCAGTTACATACTTCTTGAGGAATGAATCATTCCATACTCTTGGATAATCACTTGGATCAATCAGACGATAGCAATCAATAATGAGGAAATCATTTGGTTTTAGATTTCTCCAATCAATATCAATATACAATCTATCTTGTCTCTTATTGAATCTAATCTGCTTCTCTGTTGTTAGTAGAAAATCTAACTCAGATTGATACGTCCTACCCAGATAATAACTTAATTGGTCAGCACCACAAAAGTTCCCCATACCATCTAAAAACTGGTTTGGGAACATAGTTCCTGGATAATTAATAGAACCATTACTATACCCACCGAAGTGGAATATCTTAAATACTCCAAGCACTGATGGGGGAATTTGAATGAAATTACTGTTTTCGTAAATGTCGAAGTTTATTGCATTACCTAAAACAGTAGCAGATGTTGTTTCAGTTGTAATACCAGCAATAGATGAATTGCCACCAGGTGCTCTACCTCTATCAATATCTCCCTGTGTTACTTGATACTTTAGAAATGTCTGAATAACACCATCAAAATGTCTTTCGTGAAAATACTGCAACGCATCATCAATCAAGTCATCAATTTGCTCCTCAGCAACGTTGATTTCAAGTACAGGAGCTCCAAGCTGCCTTTTACAATAATCTGATAATGTCTGTCTGCTTGTAGGTTGTGCCATTTAGTTGCATATTTACCTATATTCTTATTTAGTCGGCAATCCTATGAAGGACATAGTCTCCTGCTGCTTATAGTATAGTTTACAAAATGACTTTGCAATATTCTGCAATTCTTTTATATTTTCGCAAGACTCAATTTCATTTGCTATTTTTGTATATTCAAAACTTTTTGTGAGATTTGAGAGTACAATTGTATCAGGATCCATTGATTAACTCCTTGAGTAAATTTTTGATTTCAGAGATATCAGACTTCATAGTAGCAACTTCTTGCTCTAAAGACTGTGCCTTTTGATTCTTTTTTGCTTTCGCATTACGCTGGGCAATATAAGAATTGTAACCGTTTTCATCGATATTTACAATAGAATTATTAGAAGGATCTCTCAGTAAATCTGAATGATCCTTCACTCCGTGATAATCCATATTATGCTAATGCAATAACTCTAAGGTCTTTGATTCTTGGAACATAGACCTGACTAGTAGAAGTTGCTACCAACTTGATTCTGTAGAACTTGAATGATGGGAGGTTGTCCATAGTAAATGTGTACTCTCTATATTCAAGATCTCTGCTTTCAAACCCAAGAGTATTTGACTTTTGAATCAATGCATCTGGGAGACCATTGCTATCTTTAGTATCAATTACCTCACCCCTATCATTTAGATTTTCATAACCAGGGAATGGGATGAATATTGGGGAACCATTCGGTTCTTCACCTACTGCATAGAATGCTCTGATATCATTATAACTGTTAATGTGTGCGTTCAAAACAATCTTCAGAGAAGTTGCTGGATTTTCAAGTGAAATCTCTCTTGAGACATACTGGAATGCACTTGGGTCAGTATCAATACCATTGACTCTAGCATCAGTTGCATAGTCTGTAATTGGTTGGTCAACTCTGTTTGTAGTCAGAATTGTATTGATTCTTTGGGCATCAATGATAGGACTCAGCCTAGAATCAATGGTGTTGAGAGACATTCTCATAGACAGTGATTTATTGCCTGGAGAAGTACTCAACTTATCATCTTCATTTACCTTAGAGAACACTGCTCTTGGGGTAGTCATAAAGTTGGGTTTGTTCAGTTGAATGCTCTCATATCCGTTATTGACGTATGGAACTTCATTACCATCAAGACTTTGTGTGGTTGTTGTTCTTAATTCGGCATTGATAGTTGTACCTTGTGGATTGAACAACTGAACCATCGGTGTTATAACCTCAAAAGGTATATTCTGAGTTGCTCTAATGTTATAACCACCAGTCTCCTTCACGTCCTTCACATACAATGCAGGATATGTAACGTTGTTGCTTCTATCAACATTATTAACACCTACACCCTGACTGAAGGTTTCCGCCATATTCAACTTGATATGATATGAATCAAATCCGATTGGGTCTGGTTTAGTAACATCTTCAAGATCATGAACCTTATTGATCCTTGCAAGGTTGACACCATTCAATTCATACTTATAAACAAGAGTTCCGATTGGATATGTTGCCTTGTCTACACCTCTAGTAATTGTGCCGCCAATGATATTAGAACCACTGACTTCAGTATACTCAATGATTTCATTACCAATCTTCAGATAACCTGCATTGGTTGTGCTAACTGGAGCATTTTCAAATGTACCGAATGCTGAATTATCATCAACAGAGATAGCAGCAGTCGAACCAATCTCATATGCAACAGACAGTTTTGTTGGCGGTACATCTGATTCTGCGTTGAAAATTTGAACCAGATTGTCTGCATAGTTCATACCATGGTTTTGATGAGTAACCTTGATATGCTCACCATCAGAAAGAACCTTGATTGAATTAATCTTACCAGTTCCCTTTCTCTGAGGGTCATCAACATGATAATTGAATTCTGTGCTGATACCAGAACTGTTGATATATGTAATAGTATTAGCAGTACTAACAACGAAATCACCTTGTACGTGATTGAAGAAGAGAACAGAAGTAGCACCTACACCAGCAACAGTAAACTCAACACCACTACCAGCAGTTCCACTACCAATAGTTGTAATACCAAGAACGTCACCAATCTGATATCCAATACCACCACCAATATCTGTGGTAATAGTTGCAGCGATTGCTACACCAGCATCAATAGTAACATCTGCTCTAGCACCGGAACCCTTACCAGTGATCGTAGTAAGTTCTACACTATTGAATGAGTGCCTACCCGAAACTGGGGTGTAACCTACACCAGCACTAGTGATAGTTAAATCTCCTGTAGCAGACGCACCAACACCAGTCAGAACACCTGTTGCAAGTGTATTCATTTGTTGGAAAGTGTTGCCAACTTCAAAACCACCATCTGTAAATGCAGAAGTACCAATACCAACACCGATTCTCAGTGATCTATCTTCCATCATAATTGAGTCGGGCATCAGAGTTGCAATCTGATGATTACCAACAGCAAGTTGAGGACTGTATACTTCAACAGTACCACCTTCTTCAAACTCTGCTCTATACAGATTGAATTTCAAGTCTTCCCACTGACTTGCTTCCCAAGTACCAACGTTCTGAGACTTAAACAGATTGCCCAGATATGGTTGATTGGAAATCAGTGTACCATCTTGAATATCGTTCTGACCAACTCTAGCAACAAAGAGAGAATACTCTTTGGAGTTAGTGGACACACAGATTGCATACTCTCTTCTACCTTCCAGGTATACTGGTGCCTTCATCTGGAAGACAGTTGCGATAGAACCATCAAGTGATGTATCAACATCTTCAGGATCAACAATGATTTCAGAGAAAGGAAGAACTTTAGAAGATGGAAGACCATTTTCCATAGTTCTGATAGAAACCATTACGGGAACATCATTAGTATCTTTTGCTCTGAAGTAGAGTTCTATTCTTGAAAGGAAAATACCCGTTTCATCATCAACCAAGAATGATTGAGCAAGAGGATTATACCATCCAATAATATTATCTTGAGATGATCTGCCAACTACATGTGTACCAACAATTTGCGTTCCTGGAGATGTGTTTACAGTCTCTTCACCAAATTCTTTCTTGTCATTGATGCGTGTGAGTCTGATGGATTCAGAACTATTGACCAAACCGGAAGCGGAGAAGTTCTCTTCAGCAATAGAAGTTACTGATTCAGCATCATTGCTTTCACTACTTGTAAGAATAAAAGATCTTTGACCACATTCAAACCTTGGGTGATATGATGTTGTTGTTTGAGGAATATAGAATACACCGAGACAATCTGATTGGTCATCCGAAATATGTCTCAGGTTAGTTACTGTAGCAGTGGCACCTGAGGTCTCACCAACCAGAACGGTTCCAATTTCAACAAAACCATAGTATTCACCTTGATACTCATTACAGAGTGAATATGTATCAATATTAATAAATGATGAGGTTGAACTATAATCACCAGGCATCAACTGACCATCATATGGGTTTGTTACATATGTCTTGGTAGGTGTGTTATATGGACCTTCTTTATGGTCGATTGTTGCAAGTCTTGCAGCAAACTTACAAGCAGTTGCACCCTTCTTGAATGAAACACTGCGAACTGCTTCTCCTGCCTGGAAAGCACCAGTGTTCATTTCAATTTCAAGAAGTTTTGGTATGCAATAGCGTGAGACCGCAGTGCCGTCAAAGTATGGGAAGAACTCTGTAGATGGTTTTAAATTCTTACCATAGAACTGAATGTTTCTAGATCTCATAAACGAGATCAGATCTCTACTTACATTTCTATCACCAACGGAAGTTTTTTCATATTCTTCGTGGACGATAGTTCTTGTTCCACCTCTAGACTCTGTACCAAGATCAAATGTCTCCTGGAATTCTTCTTGAGTTACTGTAACAGCACTCTTACGGACCCATTCGCCAGTACCAACTTGACCAGTGCCTCTTGTATTCTTCTCAGAAACCTTATCAACAGACTGTCTGCTATCACCCTCAATACTATCAAGAACACCAGTCCAGTTAGATTCCCAAGAATCCCAAAGAAGTGGAACGAAACCACTCTGTGGATCTAATTCATTTGTTCTATCATAGTAATCGATAGTAGCAGTATAGTTACCTTCCGTCTCAATAATTCTGCTTTGTACTCTAACTGTATCTGCCCAGGTATCACTAGCAGGAGTCAACTCCATACTACCTTGCCAGAAACTAGAAGCAAATGGTGCTACAGTTTCAGATCTAGTTGCAAAGTTCTGTGCTAACCACTCTTGGTCGGAATATTCTAGAGACAGAATATCATTTTCTTTTCTAACATTATCGCTTTCGATTACATTATAGTTGAAGTCAGTCGTTGGATCTACACCAACAACAGGACCAAAGACCATATCAATAGAATTGGTATAATGCTTAGGTCTTAATTCTTTATTTCTTCTATCAATAGAGTTTCTAATATTAGTTTGTGTCTCTTGAGTCTGGAATGAGTTGAAGTTATCAACAAAGAAACCTGACTTGAATCTATTCAGACCCTCAGAGTCTGTGATAAACATATTCTCAGTCTTGGTCTCAAGCAAGGAAAGTGACGTATAATACTCTAAATTTCTAATTCTATTCTCAAGTTGCTTGATATCACTCATTCTATATCTCTTGTTCTCAAGGAACTTCAGAGATGCCTGCTCAGGATTATAAAGGAATGGAGGAAGAGTTACAGTAGCAATCTCCAGAGCGTCTGCTACGGCGGTAGGAGGTTCTGGTTTGTCTGCAGGTGTACCATATACAACTTGGAACTTACCTTCCTTAGTCAAGAATACTCTATCAATTCTTCCCTGATAGTAAGAGAAATCAATGATAGAAGTTTCTTCTGAAGCAAAGATATTAGTAGGAGAATTTCCTGCCTGATTGAAAGTGCGACCTAAGAACTCTAGTGGCGATCTTGTGTTTTCTACAACAGAGAAGTCACTTACTCTAGGTCTAATATCAAGAATATCTGCATTAGAAATACCGTCTATAGATTGAATTTCTTTTGCATAATCAAACTGCTCATAAGACTGAATGGTTGTGAGATCGCCAGTATCATTGGCGTCAAAAGAACCCTTTGCAAAGTAAATCTTGAGTCTCTTGGTGGGTGCAACAGAAGATGGCCTTCTTCTAATCGAAGAGTAACCATAGATAGATTTCTGTTGACCAGTGCTAAACGTATAGTTAGAAGAGATATTAAAGTGATCATCATCGATAGATGATATAACTGCTTCCACTAAACTTTCTTGGAAGATTACCGTTTCACCTGCAGTAAAATCTACTTGGTTTTGTAAGACAAATGCTACTTGCAGACTGCTTGGTTTTTCTACACAGATTGCAATTGCACCACTGTTTTGACCAATTATCAGTTCACCATTGATAACATCTGAAGTTGTAGAAGTTGCACTAGTAATATCACTAAAAGTCAATCTAGGAGCACTAGGATCGGTAAGACCACTTGACTCATAGATAGCGTGGATTTTGAATACATCAGGAGTATTCAGTGAAATAACATCGTCTTCTACTCTAGTACCAAAGGCATAGTTACCATAAGTAAGACCATTGTTGAGAGTAGTAGTACCAATACCAACACCATTGATACCAGAACCTTCAAGTTTAGACTTATCGACTACAATGTATGATGCTCTATTCTTGATTTTCTTCTTAGGAAGTGGAGCAGACTTTCTAACAGTAACAATTAATTGCGCTCCAGTATCTGAACCAGAGTTCATACCTGTAATATTATTGATTGTCTTCTGATCATTACTGAAATCGAACATTTCAGCAGTAAGAGGTTCAATTACACCAGTGCTTCTAATCAGAGAATATCTCTGTGGCGTAAAAGTCATAAAGATTTCATTACCAGCAGCTTCAATTGGTGTACCAGTATCAATAGAACCAGAGTTAGTGATATTGACTGTATACGACTTTCTAAGCACCAACTGTGTTTCTTTCATATTCACAGTTGCGATATTGTTCTTCGACAACTTAGTGAAGAGAGTGTTATCAGAAGAACTATCAAGTTTAGTGGTCATAATGTTCATATCGGACACTTCTGTTGGTGTAGCAGGAAGAAGACCGTTTGCAATACCTGCAACAGTATGAACACCAACGATAGTAACAGATGTTGTACCAACACTAACAACTCTTGCTAGTGTGGGATCACCAGAAATAACGGGATTGGAGAACTGAACAAGATCATTTTCTAATACCGTACCAAGGAATCTTGGGTTAGTGCTGTAAACAACTGATTGTGCATTGTTATCATATCCGATAATATTTGCAACACCAACGTTGAATTTCTTCTGAGGAACGATATCAGCAGCAAATGTATTGATACCAGTGTTATTTGTAGTATTATCTGTAGCAAACAGAGATTTTACTTCAGAGATAGAGTGGTCAACAGCAGAAACTACAACTCTGTTGCTAGCAACACCATTGAAAATGAGTTGCTCACCTTTCAAGAAACTACCAGTATAGTCATACACAGTAACGGCAGTACCTGCTTGAACCGCATATCTAATGAAACCTTGAGCACCACTGTTAGCACCCCTGACATGTGTAGGTACAGAAAGTGTTTCTGCTTGGTTGATAGTGACGTTTGTATATGTCTTTACATCGTAGAGAGAAGTTCCCCACTCATTCAAATCTACACTCGTTGCATTATTATATCTACCACTCTTAAGTCTGAAATCATAAAGTCTTGCAAGACCAATTTCATTACCAGGACGATCATTTTGATCTGCTCCACCACGTCTATCTCTCAGACTGACGACATAAGTATTACCAACACCAACATCTGGTCCTCTCATAACTCTGTTGAGAGTGAATGTAGAACCCGTATTGTAAGAAATGGACTCTCCGTCTACATCCCTCTCAGTTCTTGGTTTTTCTACGTCAATAAAAGTTGGAGTTGTGGTCTCAATTTCATAACCTTTTACGTATGCCTTACCAGAAGAAATCTTATACAGTGCAAGATTTTCATTTGCAGGTGTTCCCCCATATGTAAATTCGTCTTCTTGGAAAACACCGTTGTTTCCAAGGTTATCATTCAAAGAGTTGAGAACACTAATATCAAAAGGACGGACAACATAGTGTCCACTTTCATCAAAAGTTCTCTTAGCAAGTGTATCTGCTAAATTATCTTGATATACAATACCTGCAGAAGAAGCAGCAGGAAGTTGTTGAGTTCTGAGAACACCAGTATCGATTGAAGCGAGTTCGATAAAGTTGTTATCGTCAAAATCATCAAGTGGTTTTTTGAATAGGTTTACAGAAATCTTGAGTCTATCTGCACCTGGCGCAGCATAATTATTGAAACCTTGAGAATTGTCGTTCAAAGATTCATCAATTTCAGGAGTGATGATATCTTCTCTAATTAAGAGACCAACTCTATAACTTGGACTATTATCATATTGATCAAGAACAAGAGTCTCTCTATCTACGTTTACAAAAAAACCTCTTATAAAATATACACCTTGCTGAATTTGGAAAGAAGAACCAGTTGCAGTTGCATTATCTGGTCTAGTAGACGCAAAAGGACTACCAGCAGAAATTGAAGTATTTCCAAGAAGACCAGATGCAATAGTTGCGTTACTAACTAATGTCTCATCATTCTGAAATACCTGCGTCGTATTATTTGCAGTGCTAGAATTCAGATATGTAATATATAGAGTAAGTGATCCTCTTTCTGAATTTTCTGGTAGCAAGACACTATCTACAATAGCAGAAACCCCAGATGTCTCGCCAGTAATTTTTGACCCAACAAGTTGATCTGCATAAGCAGAAACCGGAATACCTTGAAAGGTATTATTTAATAGAACACAATTATATAATTGGTTGTAACCAGTATTTCCGGGTATAACCTTAGAACCTTCTTTGAAAAAGTGAGTTCCAAACTTTTCAATCTGATTCTGAAGAATAGATTGAAGAGTAGTTAATTCTCTTGCCTGAACAGGGTATCCAGGTTTGAACAGCACCCTATGATAATCATTCGATTGATTAAAATCGTCAAAGTATGGGGATACGTTGAGGTTAGTTTGCTGGGGCATAATTCTTTAGAACTGCAAGATAATTTTTATGTCTTCTTTTTGATTCACTGACCTCATCGTTGAAGGTCTGTTATCAACGTAAATGATATTTCCAGAATGCTTTTTGACTTCTGGACTTGCTAAACCGTCAATAAAAGACAATCCAAAGTAGTAGGTTCTATTATTTATTATGGTACTTATACCTGTGTAATTTGCGTCAATTTGTAAAGTTTGTCCAGTTGAAGGTACAATGTTCAAACTACCACCCTGATCTGGTTCGCTTGTAAAGTCTGCAAGATCAAAACCATAAACTGGAGTAGAATTAAGAGTGCCATTAGTATTAAAACCAGTAACACTTCTATCTTGCCAGTATTTCAAAACACCAGTTGTTTGATCATAACTCACAACTCTACCAACTGCAGTTGTACCAGCAGCAATAGTTTGAGTTACAAATGAGTTTTCTGTAAATAATGCTTCACTATAACCAGCACCGACAAGTTTTAAGGCACCAACAGCACTTGCCTTATCTCTAGTTAAAGTAATTGAAGAACCGAATTCAGATGGATTCTGAACAATACCGATTCTTGCAAAATTATTATTTGTTACAAAGTCAGGATTTTCTGTATCGTTTTCAAGTCTTGTATAGATAAGAACATTATATGCGCCCAATTCTCTGTAAATATCTTTACCATGACCTCCCTGTGGAGGAATAATGACATTAAATATTGCAGGGCTAGTACCTGCTGGAAGACCTGCTGACAGAGCATCGACATATCCGTAAGTATAACCAGAACCTTGATTGGATACCTCTACTTTTGATACTTGAGAATCTTCATCAACAATGATGGTACAAGTAGCACCGAATCCATCTCCTTTGATAGGAACATTTTTATATTGAACGTTAGCAGCACCAAGTGCTACACCTTTACTTACAACAGTAACAATCTTGATAGCACCATCTACTGCATTATCTCTTACAAGTGAATCATCTGTTGAAGTTTCCCAGTTTCTTGGAACAGGCAAGAAGCGAGTAGAATCAAACTTAATAATATCCGATGGTTTCAGCGTATAAAGATATTTCCAAATATAACCATCACCACTAGAACCTGCTGCTCTTGGTTCTAAATCAGTAAATTTTGGTTCATCCAAAGATGGTTTACCTGAAGGATTATCAGGACTAGTTCCGTTCTGAAGACAAATATAAACTCTATACTCAGAGTTCATTACATAATAGAATGCACCATATAAGGTTGGAGAACCAGAAACTGGTGCCAGATTGTCGATAGTGTAATCATGACGGTACATGTCATACTTAGTACCGGATGACCAAACTCTCTTTGGTATCACCTGCATTACATCTTCAGAAGTTATCTTCTTCATAGATGTCATCGTGTCCCAATAGTCATTCTCCTGATCAAAACTATCTCTGGGAGAAGGTGGAGTAGAGTTCCAATTACTTCTATAATCTGATGGATTAGTCAAACCAATCCAAGTATAAAAAGAGTTTGAGCTGGTATTGATGCCAGTAACAAAACTCTTTGCATTCAGGATTCTAATTTGATCAGTTATAATTGCTGCCATTGTGACACAGTTTTTTCTTTATTTAGACGGACTATTGTACTGTGTAGTTTGCAAACCGAAGTTCTTCAAATCTATTCACAGTTGATGACGTGGATAAACCACCGACCCCACTCATAGTTTGTGCAGTATACTCCGAACTACCTGTTCTCAAAGAAATAATAACCTTACCCCAAGTATAGTTACCAAAATATAAAGATGATGTGGTCATACCAGAGTTTGCTGTGAAGTCATAACCTTCTGGGAAGTTATCTTCAACTCTGACATGAACTCTCTTCACAGATGTGGTAATACCACCGACCTCAACTTGTTCTTGATGAATCGCTCTTACTTCATATACATTATCAAAGTATTCTGTTCCGATACCGATTACAGTTCCACTAGAATCAAGAGATTGAATAGAAGTAGATGCGACACCAACATTAGAGTTATTGACCACAAAGTAATCGCCAACCTCCATATTAGTAACACTAACAATACCACCGCCGGTAATAATATCTGTAGTATCGAAGATAAGACTTGGTGATGGAATCATTAAGTCAAATACCATTCTAAATTCAGAACTTACAGAAGTTGTTGCAAATCCAACAATTCTTCCTTCATCACCTGTATATGAGAATACATCGCAATTTTCAAATGTCGTGGTAGGTGGAGTAATCAAAACAGCAGGTGGATTGCTGCGTGTATATCCAGCACCAGGATTTATAATATGGGATCCAACAACCTGACCGCCAGAGAGGTTTAGGTTAGCAGTTGCTGTTCCTGATCCAGTACCAAAACCAACAGTAGCAGCAATACTAACTGCAGCAGTACCAATACCAGAACCAGGATTAGTTATTGTAAGAGCAGTAATAGAACCAAAACCAGAAACAGTAGCAGTTGCTGAAGCAGCAACTGTGGAATTTTTAGACAGAATTGTAACTTTATTTTGGAAAGAACGGTTGACGGGACTCTCTAAGTTAGAATCAAATGCTGGTCTTACAGAATCAAGATAGAAAATAGTATCAGCAGCACCAACATTCTTGATCAAGTTGCCCATTGGATTAATAATAGGTTCGTAGAATGTTCTATCCTTAGTGATCAGATTATCCTGAACAAACTTATCTTCAGTCTGCTTACACCAAACAAGTGGACGCAAAAGATTAGGATCATTTACATTACCTGGACCATAATATGGAACAGTCTCAGCAACTTCAGAAGAAAGAACTTCACTTACTGTTCTTGGATTCTCGTTGAGATCTCTCTCGTCAGATTGTACTCTAACGACATCACCCTCCTTGATTGTCTGAATAACATCCCTATCAATAACGTCACTAACACCATTGCCTCTGTAGAAATATATTCTGAGACTATCGCCAACAGTCAAAGGTTCTGTGAAGAATATTCTAGAACCACCACGGAATATGTAAGACACATTTGGAATCTGAAGAACATCGTTTACAAATACCAACAAGGTTTGTTCAATATCAATATTAGAACCTCTTGCTGCGAGGATAGTGTAAGATTCACCCTGATAGAAAAGTGGGAATATTCTTCTTCTTCCATCAATATATGATTCAACACTATCCAAAGGTTGAATTTGTCCTATCGACCAACCATTGAATCTATCGCCATGAACTCTTTCAATAGTAACTTGGAACTCTTTAAATGAACCAGTAGTTGGAATACCAGTCAAACCACCTGTTTCTACTGTAAGTATTTCATTGTTTCCATAACTATAACCATTATTACGCATATCAGCATCAATAATGCTTGATCCCTGACCAACAACAATTGATATTGTTGCTTCTGTTCCTGGTCCAACTATTCCATTATCATTACTATAAATCAAAGGAAGATTATCATAAGCGCGTGGTCCCTCAAAGACAACCCCCGTACTAAATCCATAACCGGGATTTGTAATACTAGAAGCAGTAGAAATGTGACCAGTTCCAGTTATGATTGTAGAGAAACCAACATGTACTCTGTTATTTGTACCTTCACGCAGAATTGCTTTTCTAGAAATTCCACCAGTCCACTGGTGAATATATTGACCACCAGCAATCAAGGCATTTGATGCAGCACTTACAAATGTATGAGCATATTGATCGTCTGCACTAGATGCGCCAACATTCAACGTAATTGTAGTAGAAGTTACTGAAATAATATCAATAGTTCTACCTGCAGCGGGATCAGTTGCGCGAGGATATGTGTGATTGGTAGTATTACCATCTTTGCTGCAAGTAAACGTCAGAGAATCAGTTGCAAGAGATACGCCTTGTGTAGGCAGTAAATTGTGTGAACCAATGGTCAGAACCAGAATACCTGTAGCAGAATCATAAGTAGCATCAGTTGGGGTGTAATATACTCTTGGAGATGTACCAAGATTTACTTCAATGGTGTCTCTAGTCGCTACATTGATGGTAACAGGTCTTCTATAAGTTGGATCAGTTGGTCTAGGATAAGACTTGACGGTTTGGAAGTTATCACTAGAACACTTGAATTTAAATGAACCGTCAGCAAATCTAATAGTTTCCCCAACTTCAAAACCGTATTCTCCATCAAGAGTAATTGTAGAAATACCAGTGACTGGATTATAAGTAGCACTCAGAACATCAGCATATTCAATAAGTGCATCAATGTTTACAAAACCAAGTTGTGGGGTTGTAATTCCAATGCTAACCTGACTGCCTGAGGTAATTGGAATACCGGTTGTAGCACCTACACCAATCTCAACGTAAGTATCACCAACAGCAGTAATTGGTGTTGGGAACATATACGTAGAAATTGCAATTCTTGCACCATGATCTGAGAATGTTCCAGTCTCGCTATATGCACTCAGGATACCAAGAACACTATTTTGATTCTCAAGATAGATAGTTTGGAATCCAACAGGTATTGGATGGTTGATATCTGTGAGAATATCGTAGTTGTTAGCAACTCTATAACCACTACCAGTATTAGCAACACTGACGCTTTCAATAGTTCCACCAAGAGAAACAATTGCTGTACCACCAGCACCAATCAGAGGTTGATAACCAAGACCTTCGGTAGTGCCAATAGCTTGAATAACGCCACCTCTTGGGAAACTAGAAACACCGACATCATAACCAATTGCCTGTCTATCTCCATAGAAAGAAGCAGAACTAATACCAGAAGATGGTTCAGTAATTCGATATACTGCAGTATTTGCAACTTGAAGACCTGGTGGTTGGAAGATACCGTTGATTAGCAGAACAGCATTATCGTTAGTGTAACCTGAGACATTTTGACTGCCGGAGGTAAGTGCAAATTGAGACTCAAACCCATCAAACTTAGGCGCTACGTCATCAAAAATCTTATTCTTCTCATATGAATGAGTTTGTGCGCCACCAACAGGTCCACGCATAAAGACTCTTCCGTGGAAAGAAGAACCAGTAGCAATACCAGTCCAATCCTGTTCATCAGGATCATTTCCAGGAAGAGGAGTGATACCAAAGGGTGGTTCAACAAAATTCAGGACACTATCAGTGATAGTATAGTTACCAGCAACCTTGAATACAGTTGATCCTATACCATGAACTTCCAAATCTGTTCCAACTCTACCTCTTTGAACTCTAAAGACGTTGGGATCAGTTGCAATGCCGATAGAAGCAATCTTCATGATTTCATTGTTTATTTTGATGAAATCGGCACTGAAGAATGATGTAATACCAGAAACTCTTACAAAGTCTTTCGTAGTCAACATTTGTTCGGCCAATGCAGTAGTAACCGCAGTTGAAACAATGGGTGACTGAATAATATTATCAACTGTAATCATGACTCTAGCGTCTTGATTAGTAGTCACAAATTTATGAGAAACACCAGTACCTACAGTAGTAAGGTCTAATGTGCGGGGAACAGGTGCCTGAGCGTCTGCTGCAGATGCCGCAAGTCTGATCTCCTCATCAGTTACTCTAACAATATAAACTTCAGATTCTGTTGCATCAGGAAGATACTCAGTTGCACCAATTCCACTAAATGTAGATTGAGCAATACCAATAGAAGACGTTACATCATTCACATTGAATCTGCTATACAATACCTTCTCGCCAGTAGCAAAATAATGATTTGGTATCTTAATAATGTTTAGATCAACGTCAACAATATTTGGATCACTACCATCAAATACTCTTTCAAATACTCTCAAACCTTCGTGCTTAATTGGGAATGAAACTCTAACATCATTCAATGTACCAAGATAAGTTGTAGAATCCCTCTTGATATTCTTATTACCACCAAGAGGAACAATAGATGGTTCTACTAAATCAGCACCAATTTTTAACTTAGACTGTAATGCATTTGTTACAATATTGATGCCTGGATTAGGTGTAAACAGAATATCTACATGCAGGAAGTCTCTAACTCTTGCATCAAAAGTTCCAAGACCTGCAGAACCCGTATAAGTTTCTGCATATTCGGTGATGTAAACATCAGAGGCAATACCAACTGCGTTGATTGTATCAATAGCACTCATTTCAACCGACATATATTCATTATTGGTTGTATCGGCAACCTGAATGTTGTACTTGCAACCATGAATTTCATCATTATCAGGAACAAATGTATATGATGCGATTTGAGTTGCTGTTGGAGTTCCAGATGCAGCGATTGTTGTGGTATTTGCAGTTGTATCACCGTGCGGATTTGTGCTAGTCTGGACTCCTGTATATGAAGAATCAGCAAGAGCAACTACAATTGCATTGATTACACCCGTAGTCCCAACACCAACAGATGAGGGATGGAACTGAAGATCAATATTGCTACCATTGATTATTGGACTAAATGTACCAAAACCAGAACTAACTCGATCATCTAAACTTGTATCTAACATACCATAGCTACTTGCTTCAATCTTATCAACACCATTACTTACAATGGTAAGAGTATTCATTGCAAATTCAGTATTAGTTTCACCAGTATCTGGATTGACACATAAGAAAATCTTCTGAGTAGTAGAAGATGTGCCCATTGAAACAATAGTTGTTGTAACACCTGCCTGGAAGGGAGTGCTAAATGTATTGACGTGAACTAAACTACCTATACTAGTAGAACCAACACCAGATATTGCGTCATCTAACTGATAACTCAGATATACAATATCAAAATCATTATTCAGAACATATGCTGGATTTGGATAGAATCTAATGATACCTTCACCAGAATCAACTGTGAAGTCAAAGAATCCAAGTTCTCCCACAGTATCAAGAATTGCATACTGGTTAATATATCCAAGATTATTGTCGTGGATGATATCGACAGTACTCATCTGTCTTTGAGAGGTAAATCTCTTATCTCTTATCAAGAAGAAATATCTTTGTGCCCTTATATCATCAAGGTCAAACTTGTTAACATTAACAAATTCCTCATTTCTTGGACGATGACTGAACTGACTACTAATATCATCAATAAGAAGAACTCTATTATTAATAGATTCTTGATATCTTTTGATAATTTTACTGTTGAAAATTATCTCTTTGGAAACTAAACCACCCTTTTGTGCAGCAAATGCGTCCTCTGTAACCATGTCAAAATAATTAACACAATTAATATCAACCTCTGTTGTAAATTCTTTTATAGCAATAAGAACAGATTCATTACCTGATATTGTATCATTTCTACCTGCTGTTGATTCTATCTGATGATCAGAGTATTTCTGATAACCAACAGGGTGATTGAGGCTAGAAATTGGATCATTCCAAACTTCATATGGAACTCTAGATTTAAGAGAATATGAGAAGTTTTGATAATACTTGCTATTCTGTATCTTTTGCAGATTACGATTCAAGAAACCTGCTTCAGTTTTGAAACCCTTTGTATTTTGAATATTTGCACCAAACTTACAATCAGCAATAAAATTGGATTTCAATTCACCAAGTTGACCTCTAGATTTAGAAGTTTGACCTACTAGAATTTCTCCAGACTTAAATTCATCTGTAGAAGAAATTCTTACAATAGATCTCTTTGAATCCCAACCATCTACGATTCCAGTAGAACCATTAGATTTTACGATTTCTTCTGGAATAAATTTGTTATTTTGAAGATCAACCTTAAAGGTCATCAAATCTTTTTCATTAGTAAGGGTTGCAATAGAGTTGACCTGATCATATGTTCCAAGAACTTGTCCAGTAATAAGTGCAGGAGACATATCATATGTTACGGTTGGATCAATACCACCAAAGTTCGGATCAATTTCAACAACTTCAAATAACTTGTAATCAAAGTCATTTGAGTTATAACCCTTAAGATCTGTTCCAATACCTGCTGCAATACCTGCTGTAACAAAACCTTCAGCAAGAACTTTATCACCAACAGCAAATGGGAACTCTTCTCCAGCAGAATAAAAAGGTTTGAGTGTTGCTGTAACTCTTTGAGTGGTTTGATTAAACTGAAGATTAGAAACTCTTACGCCATTACCGCCTTCTACTGGAATAATAGTGGGAGGAGCATCATTGATACCATAAGTATTTTGAAGAATTTCCACCTGATTAGATTCGAAATTGAATCTTAACTTGATATCATCTACAGGTTTTTCGGTAATCCCGTCCAAAACAATCAGATTAGGTTCTGTAGTATAACCTCTACCGAATGAAGAAATACCAACTCTTGCTAATGAAGCAAATGGATCAATCTTGAAGATTTGAGGATAATAAATCGTAGGTGTTAGTGTATTATCATATGGGAAGTTATAACCAAAATCATCAATAGAGAGTTTCTTGATTGCTCCAATATTATCCCCAATTACTTCTAGAATTGCTCTTTCGCCGTTCTGAGTAATTACAGTAGCTATGCCTGGAGAAGTTACATATCCAGAACCAGTGTTTGTAACATCAATTTGAGCAATAGGACCATTTGTATGAGTACAATCAGTAACGTAACTGAGAGACGCTTCTCTTGGTCTGTATGAGTCTCTTTCGGGTTTGTCTGGTAAGTTATATGTAAATGTGGTAATTCCAATAACTGTAGATACATGCCTACCAGAGAATTGTGATTTTGTAGATAAAATCTCTCCACCGTTAGGAACTTCCATGTCAAACTTATATCCAGATTTTTGTTCTGGTATAGTTTCATTTGGAGGATTGAGAGGAACAAGATTATAATATAAGAACTCAGGTGTCTCTCTATCAAATCTTAGAGTTGCAGAACCATCAACACCGACTACACCACCAATAGTATAATTCAATCTATCATCACGCACTGTTGATTTTTCCCATCTCCTATCAAACTTTTTATCTCCAAAAATATCAAACCTAAATGCAGGTTTTTTTGAATTTAAAGATGCTTGGTACGCGAGAGATGGGTCAGAAAGATCGAACCTGATGAATCTATTACCATTTGTATCAATCTTTGGATTAACTGCTGCGATAGTTCCTGAAGTTGAAGCAAGACCAACTGGAGTTGGAACAGAAGATAATGCATCATACTGAGTTTCGGAAAGATGAAACTTATCTGCGTTTATCCTAACTACATAGAAAATTCCATTATTAGTTGTAGCAGTGACTGGATACTCGCTAGTATGAATAACTTTATCTCCAGTCTTCAAACCATGATTAATGATAGTAATGCTATCATTAAGTTCGTTCACGGCATCTTGACTGAACTCTTTTGGATCAATTACAAGTTTTCTATGATAATCATTATAGGCAACTTTTACATCTTTAGTTGTACTGGGATTGACATTTATATTGATTGAATGTCCAGAAGATAATCCGTGTGTGGAAGCAGTAGATACAGTAACAAGGTTTTTATTTGCTTTACCTGTAAGAGTTGGATATTTTGTCTTGAAACTATGAAGTATACCGGAACCTGTTTCTTTCCAATATACCAATCTAGACCCTCTTGAAGTGCTGCCAACACCAACATAAACACCCTCAGTAGAAAGAGCAACTCTTACAGTTGCGAAACCAACCATATCTTTGTCAAACTTGACAGTGTAGAGTTTCTGACCATCTAAGACAGTAGTTCCAACACCTACAGCAGTATTAGTATCTTCATATACAATAGAGTTACCATCTCCTCTATTATATTCAACTATATCACCAGTCTCTAAACCATGATCCTTAAGATAAATTCTTTGAGATGGTACAAATATTGATGTAATACCAAAACCTGGATTTGAGAAAACAACTGTCTTACCAATACCGAGATCATTAGTTGCACCAATACCTAAAGATTCATTTGGTACAAAATACAAAACTTTATTACGTTTACTTACAAAGGTTGTTTTTATACCAGCAGTAAAACTAAACTCCCTTGCATTGACTGTAACAGCAGTTCCTACTCGATGTTCTGCACTTGTAGTTCCAAATCTTTCTCTATGAACTTTTACTCTAGAAGACTCTCTATCAACGTTGAGAACTCTCATCTTCTCATTATTGATTTGAATAACATCATTAGATCTGATATTATCATCAATTAGAGGACGATTGATAAGATTTATATATGTTACGATGCCTGTAGTAGAAGCATCTTCTATTGCAGTTGTTGTAGTTCCTAAACCGACCAAAGTAAAGACATTTGGTCGAATTGCAATATTATATGCACCCTCAAGATAATTTGAAGTTGTAGAAAGACCAGTAATCTGAATCAGTTCTTTATTTGCAAACCCTTGAGGATCTGTAGAGATAGCAACAAAGTCACCATCTTTTTTGGATGGCAAAATTTCAATATCGTAAACACTAGTAGTATTTGTTATTAGACCGACCGTTTTACCCTTAACAAAAGAGATTCTAGCAGCAGCACCTCTACCCCCAGTTTGAGCATTATCAAAGAAGATAGCATCGCCTACTCTATAAAAATCTCCTTCTCCATCAATACCATTTTCTGGTGCTACCTTAGTAACTTCATCAATTTCAGTAAAATTGACGCTTATAGTCTGCTTCAGATCATTTGGAAGGAATACATATGGATAAACAAGATTTTTATCAAAGAAATTATAAGAAGAAGTAATTCTACGATAAGGACTTGTGTTTAAGTCATATTCCGTCTGTGTAGAATCCTCAGATAAATTAAATTCATTTGGTTTAGAGTGATAATTCTCTCCAATCAAATATGGGAATGAAGGTCTCTTATAGTTTTGGAAAGGACCATCCGAATCTGTCAGTTCTTGATAAGTTGCAAAATATGCATAAGTTCCATTGGGGAATTCTGGTGTTATGCAATATCTTCCATTATTTTCATCCAGAACAGAAATATCATTAGTCTTATAATATACAAAGTCTTCAACAAAGAAACCGGGTGGGAATCCAGAGGGTCTATTGGGAAGAATTGAGGAAGACTCTCTATAACCAGACTTCAACTGAATTGCAACACCACCCTCTTGAGTAGAATAACCATATGGACCATAGATTGGATTACCATCATATGCCCAACCAATAATAGGTGAGTGATTATCAGAAACTAATTCTGTGCCATTAAATCTAAGATCTGTAAGACCATAGAGTTTCTCCCCATTTTGGTCCAGTGAATATAAACTCTTTCTGAGTTCTCTTGGTCCATACATATGAGCATATTCAATGCCATTGCTTGCCTTATTAGCAACATCAAGAATACCATCATCAAGAGTAAAGAAATCAAAGTTTTTTGTGAATAAATTTATTTTCCATTTTTGAATATTGCAATCAAACTTTGACCTTGAAACTATCTGTGGAGGAGTTGCCGTAACAGATACGTTATCTTGATCATAACCTACTCCAGGTTCTACAACAAATATCGATACAATTCTACCATTATCCATAACAGGAGTCAGAATTGCACCATTACCTGGACCAATGATATTCAAGTCTGGAGTAGAAACATATCCAGAACCAGAATTCATTACGATAACTTCACTAATGCCTCCGTTATATACGATAGGTTTCAATTGAGCATCTTTGCCCTGAGAGAAAGTAATGAATGGTTTTCTATGATAATTGATGATATCAGTTACACCATAACCAACACCATGATTTGCAATATTTACTGCGGTAATTTCACCACGGAAAATTGGTTGAACTCTAGCAACAAATGTTTCATTACCGGTTGAAGCAAGTCCAACTTTACCCGTAAGTGTTACGGAAATAGGTGGATAATTGAACGTATGCGTGCCTACACCAGAATATGAGAGTTGCTTGAATTGACCTGTCTTTGCGTAGAAATCTTTCTGAATTGTTCCTGTTCCAGTTTCAGAAAGTTTGAATTTATCATTATCAACAACGGTTACATAATACTCTGTTGTAGAGTTGATACCACTAATTTGATTTGCTGTTCCTTCAGTGCTACCAAAATATTTCAGAACATCACCAGTGGTATACCCATGATTCTTAATATGAATAGTATTGTTTGAAGTTTGAATGCCTGCCGGTTGTGCAAATGTCTTTCTATTCTGATAACCATCACCACCATCAATAATATTGAATGCTTCTACAACATTTTTCTTTGTAATGGACCTAAGAACATGTTTACCTACACCAAGACCACTATATCTAATTGTATTGATACCTGAGATAGCATCAGATAGTTTATTGTAAAGTTTGATAGTTGTAGCATCAATAGACTTCACATAATACTGAGCATTTGTCGTAAGACCGACAATATTTCTCTGTCCGTTTGTTTTATATTGTACTACTTCAAAATCTCTAAATTTATGATAAGTAGAAAACCCAATTGTTCTACCAGATTCAGAAAGGTTGACAAAAATGCTAGAAGACCCATCAAATTCTGTTTGATGGTCAAGCGCCTTCATCATAACTGATACAATTGCGCCAGAACCATTACCCCCAGTAATACTTACGATTGGAGGTTCTTCATAATCAAATCCTCTATCAAGAATGCGAATTTCTTTTAAATCACCAGAAACTGCTAATGCACCTGATGCCTGAGAACCAAAATCATCAGTAATGATCAAATTAGGTGGATTTATGACATCAAAGTTTTTATCTGTAGAAGTTACTTCAATATCTTCAATTTTTCCATAATATACGTTATCGTGAGACTTGTAATTTAAGATTTCGACACCATTTAGCAACATTCCGGTATAACCGGAATGTGTTGGATAAATTCCACTAACTTCCTCAGGAGTATTGAACTGTCTAATCAGTTTTTGAGTAGAAAGATTTTTTTCATAGAATTGTTCTTTCTGTATTGTATTACCAGCAACCGTTACTGGTTCTTCAAGCGAAATAAACTTGGATTGGTCTGGATTTATCAAAGAGAAGTATAAATCTTGCAAACTCTGTGCAAGCTTGATGTTATTTCCGTCAACACGATATGCATAATACAAACCATCTTCAAATAACTTAGATGCAGTCTGTAAAGAGACAGTATTTCTGTACAATTCACTATAACTTGAAATACCGACCTTCTGAGAGGAGTACCATACCTCATCACCAGTGAAAAACCCGTGCCCGTTGACTTTGAAGGTGTCTCCTACAAAAGTTCCTGTTACTTCTTTGATGTGACTGGGAAGAAGAATCTTATAATTTGGTAAAGATGATGATGCAATCAAAAATGAATCATCAGAGTTATCTTTATAGACTCCCTGAACATTTGAAGTCAGATTATCAAGACCTTGATAGTAATCTGCCGCAGGTCTTTCAATATTACGTCTAAGAATATAAGTTCTTGAAATATCAAGAGTAGAATCTGCAAAAATCTTCAGAGAACGGTCATTAATTAAAGAACCAATTCTAGAATTTACAATTAAACCATCATTTCTTTCAATTTCAACAACATCTCCAACATAAACGTAATGTGGATTATTTAAATTTACAATATATGAGTTATCGGACAGGTCTGCTACTGAAATAGAATTAACAGTATATACAGAGCGATTATTTGTCAACCAAGAAACTGCTTTGAACCCAGTATCACCAATTCCAAGAGTTTTGATTCTTCCGATGTCACCTTTTCTGTAATAATGATTGTTTTCAGGAACAGATGGTAAACTTAGAATATTAGTTATTCTAACTTTAGTATCTCCGCTGTAAGCAAATATATCATTATCAGCGATTTCCGTTTCGCGAGGTATAGGTCTTAAAATAAGATCAGTATCAGTGAATTGAGTTAGATTTTTGGAACCATAATAGATAACACCAGACCCACCATCTCCATACTGAACAAATAAGTTGCCCGTTTGAGCAAATCCAACAGTTGAGTCAACATCAATATGTGAGGAACCTACAGCAACAGAAGTTGTGATTTTAGTTTTAGGTGTTGGTTTGAATTCACCATAAACACTACCATCAACTCTCAGGTTTCTATTGTAACCTGCATCAATATCAAGTCGATAATAGGTTTTTCCTAATCCAGGTCTCCCAACAGTCTCTACATATGCGATTGGAGCATATGATTTTGTCGGTTTATCTTGAAAAAGTGTTAAATTGACTAGTCCTGAGGGATCTCCAGTTACTTCTTCAACAATAATACTTTCAACTTGGTCATAATTAGCATCTGAAGGTCTAAAAAGTTGCTCTGATGGAGATAAAAGTGTTACATTTTCACCATAAAGCACTTTGAACAGAATTTTAAACGATTCTTCAGTGCCTTTTGACGCATAAAAGTCTTTTGACTGCTTAACAAAGATATTTTGGTTAATACCTGAGTAAAATTCTCTGTCTTGGAACCCAGGAGCATAGGTAGCTTTGATTTTTTTAAGAAATTCTTGCAAAAACAGAACACTTAGGTTCTGAATTTCGTCTCCTTTAGAGTGTCTTTGTGAGTTTGTGTCCTCAAAAAGAACTTCTTCGGGACTTCCTTCCTTTTTGAGATCACAAATGCCACTAAAACCTCTTACACACCCGGTAAAAGTAAAATCAGTCTTTCCAGTGTAGGTAATAACTTCATCACCAATCTTGATGAGACCATATGTGTCAGGAAAACCATATGTCCCAAGAGGAGATATCTGTTCATCGACTTCAATTGTTTTTGTAGTAGAATTTGTATTGTTTTTTAGGACAACACTGGTGTTCAGATTGGTAACATTGTCGATCTTTATATAATCATCAATATTATCAATCAAGTCTACAGGAGCACCTTGATACTCAACGCCTCTATAATACTGTTGCAGAAATTCTGCTGCTACTGGATAATCGCTCTTTACGTAGTCAGGTAACTGACTCTGAACGATAGTGCTGATTTTTACTCTTGTTTCTGTCATTTTATGCGTTGTTTATTAGTATCCTGAACCACCGGAAGAATAAGAACTACCGCCACCTGATGAACCACCACTTGTTTGTGTGGTTTGTGTACCACCAACACTTTGTGTGCTGGTAACTACACTACCCTGTGATTGTGTTGTGCCACCAGTACTGTATACTGGAGATTGTGTTGCGTTTACACCGCCTCTAGTCAATGCATTTGTTACATTATTGCCACCAGTTACATTAGAACCACCAGAGCGAACAAGTGAACCATTTGGATAACTTGAAGAAGTAATAAAAGTTGATGCTGAAGAGTCAACACCAGATGATATATCATCAACAATCATATCAAATATACTATTACCTATATCTAGTTGCAAATAAAGATCCTGTAATCCGACAACATCGTTAGAATGTGGGTTTGCTGAGATCTCAACAACTGTTTGACCATCAACTTGTTTGCCTGAAACAATATTTACAGGATTCAGAGTCACAATACCTCTTACATAATCGATTCTTCCAACGTTTCGTCTAACAATCTGTGGAGTTTGTGAGTTGGGAGTTGGAACAGTAAAGAAGAATAATGAACCTGTGAGTCTATCTGCATTAGGAAGATCACTCAAATACAAATCTTGCTCAACACCACTGATTCTAAAAGCAGAAGATTTGATATTATAACCAGTAATGTTCTTGATATGGAAGCGATTACCAAAACCAATGGAGTATTCTGCGAAAGTATTTACAACAATTCTCAAATCTCTTCTGATTGAAATATTAGTAATGTTTGAAGTTACTGCTTGATCAGTCTCATCAAGGATTTTGAGGAATTTACTATATTTGAATCTTGCTCCATATCTATTTAATTCTGTCGAATTTGCGTATTTTTCAGCATTTTCTTGAATTTTGCCTCCAAGTAACTGAGAAGATGACGTATAATTTGAATTATAGTAAACTTTTGAGTCAACTTCAATGAACAAATACTTCAAATCAAGGATTTCAGTCACAATTCCAGCAACTGAATAGTTCTTCAACCTTGTTTTGATGTTCTCTTTGATCAAATTTGGAATAAAATCACCAAATCTGGGTTTAATACTGATAAAAACTTTACCATATTGAGGTGGATTGAGTTCTTCACCACCAAAAACGGAGATTGACTCTGCTTCTGGGTAGATTTTAGTCGGAATTAGTGCTTCATAGTCACTAGAAGTGACTGCTCTGTTCTGTGTTGAATAAACATTAGGTGCAAATTTCTTGATTGACTCTACAGACTCAATCGTATCGCCGCCAGATGACGTAACGCCAGTGGTCAACAACGAAATACCACCAGCAACAGTGTATTCATTAGAGTTTCTAACGTATGTAAGACGACCTGAGAAGTTGAAATTTGCTACTCCATTGCCTGCTTCGCCATTTGTGACGATATAATTGGTTGTAATGTAGTTTCCATCCTCTAATTTGCGACCAAAAATACCATCACCAAAGAAAATCTCATATCTTTCGTCTTCAATCTCTTGCATATAGTAGATATTGGAGATTGAATTTACTTGGAAGAGGTTATTTTGTAATGCATAACGAGTTGTGATGTTTGTATCTTCATTTTGCTTCACGAAAACAGACATCAAATCAGTATCAATGCCTGCATTTGGTAAAATAAACTTCTGATATGGTGTTCTACTATTGTAAGTAAAGTTCTGACTGACTAAAACACCCTCATAAATGGGGACATTCGTGAAAGTTGCTAACCCATTCTGAATCGGAACCGTAATATCGTCTAATATTGAGAAAATAAACGAACCAGAATTGAATGTTCCTGATGATGTCGCAACAGGACCCTTCTTCAATGTCAATGATGTGGGTGCTGGAACTACATCAGCAACATTTACATAAAAACTTATCGTAGCACGCGCTGCTTTCTTTGATCTAGGTATATAACCAATCGTTCTTGCGATTGATACTACGTTCTCTCTGAGTGTAGCACTATCTAAAAATACTTCATTTGCCACCATATTGGCATTATATGAAGTAATATAGGTATTATATGCTAATACATCAAGAATTGTCGAAAGGTTAGAACCTTCGAAGTCATAATCCGTAAAAGTCGAATTAGCCTGTAAGTAATCCTTGAGTGATTGTTTGACCTGACCAAAGTCTAGGTTCGTATAATTGGTTAATGGCATCTTTACCTAGTTGGTTGCAAAATAAATTGAAGATCCTGTGGTTCAATATCAAGTCCTATAATTTCATATGTAAGAGTTACATCAAGTGCTCCATTATCTTCATCTGCACTTACACCACAATCAACATATCTAACTCTTGGTTCAAACCTTTCAATTGAATACTGAATTTGAGATTTGATTACATCTGCAGTCAGTACATTCAAATTTTCAAATAATGATTCACTGATGTTAGTTCCATAATTTGGATCAAAAAATTTCTCACCAGGTGTTGTAAGTACAATATTACGAACTGAACGTGCAATCGCATTCGCATCCTTTAGTACAATCAGATCATCCGTCAATGGATTTGTCTGAAATGACATACTAATATCTTTGAATCCTTGACTAATACGCTCTAGCGGCACTTAACATACAGCAATTATGAGTTATTTATCGACCATATTCTCTCTTTCTTTTGATGTTTTCCAAAAGTAATCTTCCTCATTTCCTAAACCATCTTTATCATATCCATTCTCAACTTGATACTCAATTGTAGATACCTTGAAATCAGGCATCATTGGTTCCTTCGGTGTCAAACTATTATCATAGATACGAACTCGATTGTTTGGATATAATGCATATTGTCCATTATTCAACTCAATCAAATTATGTGACTTATGTTCTGATGGAATCTCTGATGTACTATAATCAATGGCATCGGGGTCCTGATGATAATTGTCGATAGTACACACGTATATGCCTCTCTGTGCCCCGTAATCCCTTGTGTAGCACTCATAGTCCATTGAACCTATAAATTGCTTCTGAACTGCTACAACACCATAATCCATACAATTCCAGAACTGTAAATTATTCAATGGCATATCAGGGTCTGGTGTCTTCGGTCTTGATAGAAATGCCGCAATCGGTAACTTATCATACATTGCAGCATATTCAGGTAGATAAGTCTCAAAATAAAATGCACGTCCAGGTATACTCTTTATTGATACCCATACACCTTTTACAAACTCACCATGACCACTCTGATGATCAGTCAAATATTCTTTTCTTACCCATACTTCAAGAGCAGGTAAATTCGCAATTAAACACGCCATATCAACTTTTATATCTTTTCTATCTATACAAAAAAAGGGACCCAAAGGGTCCCGTTCTCTTATTTCCTTCCTTGACCGCGATAACGCTTCTTCTTACCATTACGACTCGTTGCACTACATAACGTATTTTGCGAGTTACCTTGGCGAGTTTTCTTTGGTTTACTCGGAACATAATTCCCACCTTTCATCATCATAATTCAATACCTCCGTTTAGTTGTAATCGACATTTTATTACCAATGACCAGCATACCACTTACGAGTAAAACGGTCAACATCGCCACATAAAGTGTACTCAACATAAAACCCTCACGGGATTAGATAATACGAGTTTTCTCATGACCAACGCGAATGCGAGGGTCGCACCAAATCTCAAACCCTGCTTCCTTTGCATCGAGGCAAAACGACACATCCTCTCCACACATATCTTGCACATTACCAGATTCAAAAACCTGCATCTTTGGTGCAAACCATGGATACTCAAGATTCTCAAAGACTCCCTTCTTAATCAATACCCATCCAAAACCTGTGTAATCTACGGTGAATGGTTTCTTCCGTTTTGTAATGGTTTCGACAGTTTCGTGATTCATCACTCCGCCATTACTACGGAAATCATCCTCCTCTAACCAATGTGCAACTGATGTCGTCTGTCCATCCTCTGTAGCATACCATCCAGCAACTACCTCTCTCTCCGTACCATCTGCGGCAATTGCCATATCACATAACTGCCAGAACTTTTCAGTACTGAATACAATATCCGAGTCAATCCACAGCTGATAATCATACTGTAACTTACCATCCCATGGCACCTGATTCGGTCCACGCAATACATTCGCACCTAAACACTTACAACGTGCGAAGTTTACCATTGAACTATAATCTTGACTAATCTGAATGCTCATTCCATTCTGTACTAAGTCAAAACATAGTTGAACGAAATTCTTCATGAAAATATAAGAACATCCACGACCAGGTAGACAAAATACAATCGTCTTACCTCTCATTCGTGATTTGATATCCTCAATATCCCACTCTGGTCCTTTATCCTTCTTGATTGGTGCGTTTGCTTTTACCGTAAATCCTTTTGCCATAAGTCTGTGTAACTCAAATCAATTCTAACATGTTATCTATACATTGTCAATTAGATACGATAAATCTTTCTCATTATAATCAGTCTTCATTAATCCTACCATCCCACGTAAACTACTCCATGTTGCCTTAAATTCTTCCTCCTTCAAATCATTATACACACACTTATCCTTAATATAAATCTTGTACACTTTACTCATAAGTTCCCTCCAGTTTTACTATCTATATCAATGAGATAATCAATGCACCCACTACAATACACAATAAAAACCTTCCAGGTCCTCTCCATATTGCCATCAATATATCATAAAAAACCCGCGCAGTCACATACGTGAAAACTACACGGGGCAAATTCCAATACCGCAAATTTTTTTTACTCACGCGAACCTCACAGGCATTTTTTATACATGAAAAATTTTTTGAATGAACATGTTATCACTCTCGCGATTTGTCACCTCTGTAGGTTAGGGTAGTTAGGCGTTTTTAGCCACGCCGCCCGCCGCCATCAACAACCGCACCCTAAAACACTGCGATTTGCGACACTGTGATTCTAACACATCTGCGGGAGACTGTCAACAACCCCCCGCGCAATGTATCAGAGTTCGTCGATCATTTGGTCCATCTCAATGATGTTGACTTTAGGGTCACGGTAGGCAACACCGTCTTTCGTAGATAGATCGTTGAAAGTACATGCTTCCAGAAAATCTACGAAGTCTCTGTAGTTACCTGCCTCGCGAGCAAGATCATAAAGACCCTCATCATTACCAATCCAAAGTGCAATATTCCAGGTCTCATAATTGGTCCAACCGTTGTAAGTTTGGTCGGTGAGATTTGTCTGAAATGTGGTTGTCATAGAGGTTTGAGTCATGCTTACACTACTGAGACACTTTAGAGGCTTCAGTTAGTGTTGCTCACCAGGTGTCAGGTGTATGCAAGTCCTCTACATATGCCTCGCAGTATTCACTACCCTCCAAACCGAAGAGTTTATCCCAGTTGATATTGTGCGGGTCGAAGTCACCTAGTGCAGTAATATCAAGAGTGATGCGATACCTTTGCTTTTGTGCTTGCTGATAGATAGTCGGCATGATTAGAGGACCTTGGTGATACTGTGTTATTATACTGTGGACCTTAGGATATTGCAACCGGCGACAGTCCTATTTAGAAAGTGTCACGGCGGTCCTTGACTTTTCGGCGGATTGGTGATAGACTGCGGGCCAAGATCACTGCACTGAGAGACATTTATCAGACCTTATTAGACTACCCGATGAGGTCTTTCAGAGTGTATTCAGAGACCCTTGAGAGACACTGTGGAGCGTATCTACGACTATTTTCTTCAACTTTACAAAACACTTGTTTATATTTTTTTATACATTAAAAAACGTTTTTTTACCTAATCTTGTATATATTCAGGTAAAAATGGGGTGATTTTGTGATAATGAAGGTCTTACACATATTGGGGAGACACACACAACCAAACCCCTCAGATGCCTATACTACACTGTTACATAAGCAATCAAATCATAGGACAATTACTGTATCAAATGCTAGTAGGATTACCTTGATAATCTACCATCTCTCCCTTGTTGTCGCTGCCTTGTTGTAAACAAGCAAGACCGCAATCTTCTTCAGCAACGATGACATCCAGAATAGAAAGAATTTCATTTCCGGTGTTACCTTGACGAAGCATACCGATGAGAACGTCTTTAGACATTTTGATTAGAAAAGTGTTAGTAAGTGAGTAATGAGTTTATAGACATCATTAGGTCTAATTGATCAGTTTAGTTATCTTCTAATAGATGAGGATAATACTCTTGAACGTCTTCAATCAGTTCGTTAAGTGTAAGTTTATCCATATCATTTGAAAGATATTCATACAACATTGCCATGCAATCTTTGAGGTCTAAACCATCAATAACCTCATGCACATAGTTATGTTGAAGTTCATCACGGTCGATGATTTTGTCTGTTTGAGTGTTCATTTGTTTATCAGGCAAAGAGGTAAGTAGCATGGACATTAGTTCAGGAAACTATCAATCGTTTCACCGATTGTCAATCTTTTGTTTTCATTTGGTTCAATGATTTCACTAACATATTGTAATGTATCAGCAGTGAATTGTCTTGCGTCAGTTGATTGCCAGAGAAGAACACCGATGATAGCAATGAGAAAAAGTTTCATGATGTGAGTATCAGATAAGGTAATCAGGCAAAGAGATAAGAGGAGTGAAATTCTTCAGTTTTGAATACATTTTGTCCATTGATTGCACCAACGAACTTTCTTACAAACCACTGATAATTCTTTTGGAAAACTCCTTCTCCAGCAATACAATACTCAGAGCAAAGTGCATTGAGTCGTGATTTAGTGGTTTGGGATTGATAACCACCATCGAAGATTGTCATATCAGTGTCTGTAACCTCTGCAATTTTGTTACCGTGAAGATAAACAATAGAGGTGTTAGTTTCTTCGTCAAAGGTAACAGTAGTATTAGCAGATTGCCAGTTTTGATTGTTGTTAATGGCAGCAATCATTTGTTGTTCGATGAGGCGCATGATAAAAAAGTAGAGAAGAAAGTGTAAAGAAAAAACCGTTAATCAACCAGAGATTTGTTGATAAAGAGTGTTGAAAGCATTGTAATCAGTGTAATAAAATGCTTGTTCTTTTTTATCCCAAAGTTGATAAGCAGAGCATCCAATTTTGAAATCATAAACAACATATTCATTGTTATGATTATCAACAACAACGGTGCCCAGTTGTTCTTTGACGAGAGTGTAATCTACCATTTTGTGTGTTTGAATTGTGTGCTTACACTACTGGGACACTTTAGAGGCTTCAGTTTGTATTACCGAAGGTAATATGAACGTGAGTTACACTCTACAATCGATTTCACCTTTCAACAGTTTGAAACAACGATCTGCTTCGTTGAGAACATCATCATCTAACATATCCCATTCGACTTCAGCATAAGCACTAAATGCAGTCTCGTAACTACCATCAGACAACAACGGAGCATAATACAATACTGCATTATGATCAGGGTCTAATGTATAAGTGCAACCGTTAGTTTGTGAAATTAAAAAAATCATAATGTTTAGTCGAATCGTGATCCAATGTTATCCCAACGTGTGGGTTGTTCGTAACAACGAATTTGCTCTAGAATTGAACTCTCAGAAAAACTTTGCTGGCACCAATTACCATTGTCATAAATGTCATATTGATGTGTGAGTTCTTGACTGAAACCTCTCTGATGTGTAGAGTATTTGATGTCGTAGATTTTACCTGTATCAGGTGAAGTGAATTGAAACATAGTAGTAGTAATCATTTTTTAGTAATGTTGCACCAACGCAGTGACTTAGGTGCTTTGCGAGCAGTCAATTTAGTGACCTTGACTTTCAAACCTTGATTGTTAAGATCTTGTGCGATTTGAGTGAGGTTGGTGAGACTTGCGTTCATGGTGATGTGTTCTGTTACTACTGAGACACTTTAGAGGCTTCAGTTATGAATCACCCCACAGATGCCATTTCCATATAACAATTCAAATTGCTATACTTAACAACACCATCAATATCTTTCAGTCCAATGGCATAAACTGAACCATTGAAAACTTTGACATCTGCAACCTCATATACATTGTTACTATCATCTGCAACTTTACATCCTTTGATAGACTCAAGAATGGATTTTGCAGTGTTGCTATCAGTTTGGATCATGGTGCGATTGTTTCTCATACAACTGGGACACTTTAGAGGCTTCAGTTATGAATCACCGACGATAAAGAAAACTACCATAAGGGTCAACAATCTCAGGATTGTTTACAAGTGAATCAATGTAGAACCTGATACCTTTCGCAGGTGCTTTGTATGATGCAGGTTTATAACATGCACCATCATTCTTATCAATAAACATAAAGCAACTACGACCGTCCTTGATAATACCATCACGGACATCTTGCTGCCAAACCTTGATATATTTCCGACCTACTTCATATGTCAAATGTGAATGGAAATTACGACCGTTCTCAAGTGCAAGAACTTTCCACTGATTGTTGACAACTTCGAGCAGACATTCAGTGAGATATTCTGCTTTGAGTTGTGGAGCACAAAATGTCATGATGTTTGAAATGTGTGAAGAATTAGAATAGATTGCTGTATGTGATTGTGTCATCAACCACCGAACATTTCAGTGTAGAGATCACCTAACTGTTCGTCCTTATATTGTTGACGAACTGCCGTGATTTCACGTTCAACCATACGAACCTCCTCACGTTTCATTAACAATTTGTGGCGAAGTTCAAAGAGTTTCTGATTACGTTCTGTGATTGTCATTTGATTGTGTGCTTACACTACTGAGACACTTTAGAGGCTTCAGTTACTAAACCTCTTCAAGTTCTTGTTGAAGTAACATAAACTTTTCTTCTGTAACTTCATCTACGCACTCCTGAATCACCTGATAGATGTAATCAATGTTGCTTACATCATTGAAGATTCTTTCAGCAAGTTCAGGATGTTTGTCGCAAGGATAAGTCGGTTCGTCGTTTTCATCACGAATCATACAATCTTCGGCAGTGTAAATCCATGCCGCACAAGGTACATTTTCACCTTGCAATTCGACCATCAGATTGATACGATCTTGGAGTTGTTTGAGAGTGTAGTTCATCAAACCTCCGTTAGTTCTTGTTGACATTGCATAAATTGCTCTTCTACAACTTCATCAACACATTCCTGAATCACCTGATAGATGTAATCAATGTTGCCAACATCATCGAAGATACGTTCAAGAACTTCAGGATCTTCTACATTGTTGTTGTAATCAATCTCACCATCTTCATCCTTCAAATGACAATCGTGCTTAGTGTAAATCCATGCTGCACAATGTGCATCTTCACCCTGTTGTTCGATCAGGTTTGTGATACGATCTTGGAGTTGTTTGAGAGTGTAGTTCATCAGTTTTCTTCCTGAACAGTGATAATGTGAAAGTGAGGATTGTTACGACGACAGTTAGCAATCGCATCCTCTCTTGTAGGAGCAATGTAACCTAAAATATCATAGTTTTGATAACCATTAGGTCGGATAAATTCTCCGTAAATTAGAAACTTAGGTTCGTTCATAGTGTGTTTTGATTGTGTGCTTACACTACTGGGACACTTTAGAGGCTTCAGTTACTAAACCTCCTTAATTGCATCAATAACAAACTCTTTTTCAGTAGAATGAATATGATTAACACAATCATCCATGTCGATACATTCTTCAACGATGATAAACTTGAGTTTATCGGGATTGTCTATTTGTGAAAGTCGAGCTTGAAAAGTTTTCATCATTTTGGGCAATCAGGGTGAAAAGTAAATGATTCGCATGTTCTGTTTGAAAACATCTTAGCATCACGATCTGCTAGGAATTTAAGATAACTTCCAAGAGCAAGACAGATCAAAATTCCAGTGATACCGTATTTTGTGATTTTAGAATACATTGGTCCAACGTGTATGATTTGCTTTGGTAATTCTACCCTCTGCTAACATATTATCACATACTCGACAGAAAACTTGAAACTTTTCTTCCCTTGTGAGTGCATGTGGTTGAGCACAAGTTGCAATCACCTTGAGCATTTGTGTTTTAGAAGTGATCATTTGTTTAGAAAGTGTGCTTCAATAATGTCTAAAATCTCACTACATTCATCAGCAGAGTCTTCATCTATCAACACAGAATAATCCTCAACTGCTTCACTAATGAGTTCTAATTGTCGGTCAGTAAACATCATCTTAGAACGTGACGATAATCGATGGAATTGATGCACCAACCTGTTGCATTTGTAATCTCTTCAATGAGATCATCTTCATCATCTGCTTCCCAGATTTGACCGATTGTTTCATCAATAATAGTTTGAAAATATCCTGGTTCCTTATCATAGGAAGCAGAATCATCAAAATCAAACTCAATTTCA